GCCAATGTGTTGGCCAGCACGGCAGGTTACAACACAGCCCGTACTCCTAACTATACAGGCACCAGTGAAAGCATAAACCTTACCATGTCCAACAGTGGAACAAGACTTGACGGCACTATGACCAATACCACTGGTAATGATATACTTCTTTACAAATACACTATGTCAAACTCAACTGGTTTTCCAGCAGGGTCGAACAACAGATTAATGAGCTTGGCTTGGGCAGACTCAAGCAACGCCTTTACCAATTCACACACAGTAAACAGCACAGGTTGTTTCAACACATTCAGAAGAACGCACTATGGATACCCAACATGGTTGAGATTACAATTTTATTTTACACCAGCTGGATCAGGCACTGAAGCTGATATAGGATATTTTAATTTTGTGTTTGAAGATGCAGTTAGTCAGGCTGATGCGTTACAGTTTATTAAGACACAGACAGAAGCTTTCTTTCATGATCCACTAGACACAGGCGAAGATTATCCTTACCTAAGAGCTACTGTGAACGCAGACTCAATCGATTTTCATTACTATAGGCAAGGAATATTAAGAGTGGTGCCAACATATTATAGATTCGGCTACAACCAAGGAGGCTCAGGTGGAACTGCATATCCATCAACTGCTGATAGTGCCTTACAGGCCCATTCAAATTATAACTTTGCAACAACCAAATCAAATGAACTGAATACTTTTGCAAAGGGCAACGGAAATGCAAAAGCACAAACACTTAACATGAGTTTGTCAGACTATTATGACGGAAGGGGGAATTTGACTCTTGGATCAGGATAAAATCAAGCAACCAGACAATTCAATGCCTACAGGATCACCAGATCCTATGCGTGTGCCTAACAACACAGACCCTTTGCCTAAACCTAATAAAGGAAAAATAATTAATCCTCGTCCTTCCGATAGTTCAATTCCTTCTCAAAAGGAATAATATTATCACTATTCTGAACGATCTTGTTTCTACGACCCTTGCTGATTTCTTTTTTGAGGTCAACTATCTCTGTGAGTATTGTTCCAAAATCTTCTCTGCTTTTTGCTAACATTTCAGTGAGATGCTTCACAGCATAAATTACCCACCACCACCATGCGAACGCAATGGATCCAAATGAAATAGCTATTGCAATTATGATTATGTCTGTCCAATGATCTGGATCAAAGTATAATGCAAGACACACCGCAAGTAATCCTGCGATCGGAGCCAACCTTCCTAGCCACTGCCAGAACTTAACTTGTCTCCGCATTTTAGGCTCCTATTTGGCCAAATGGTTTCCACTCTCCTGGGGTTCCGTCCTGTATACAAATCCAACCAACGTATCCAGTTGGTGATGGAAGTGTATTCCAAACAATATCACCTCTCTTGTAGTTTCCACTTGTTGGCACTTCAGACCCAACCTCCATCTTTTTGTTTTCAAATTTAATAGGACCATTTGCACTGAAACACACATCAGGATTGTTTACGTTTATTCCTAACTTGCCTTTTACGGTTGTAATGCTTTCTGCATCAGTTCCTACTTCTATTCTATTGTTGGCTTTGAGTTTGATTCTTGTTTGATCATCTGTGATCAATTCCATGTCACTGGTAGTAAACGCACCAACCTTGATTGTGTCGTATCCTGGATCAACAATAAATTCAACCTCGTTGCCGGCAACACTCAATTGGCCATTTGGTGCATCAATACCAACACCTAAACGCATTCCATCGCCATCATAAAAGATAAACTGATCTAGTATGAAGTTTCCTTCAGTTCGTAAATTCTTGATCGTACCTAAAGTGGTAAGACTTGACTTGTTAATGTCTGGACCAAGTTCATCTTTGGATAACACAGTGATGTTATCAATTCTGTATTCTTGCATCGTGTCGATGATTTCGCTTGACCAAACTCTGTCTGGGTTACCTTGCATAACCAACTGCTTGGTATGTCCGGAACCTGTCCACATTAAACCTTTGCCATACGGTGATTGTTCAGAACAATCAAAGTTTAAAGGACTTGTTCTTTCGTTTCGAACGTCAGCTTTAATTTCATCTACTTCTAGTCTTGATGCTTTTATTGTACCAACCACATTAAGGTCTTCTTCAACCTTAACACTATTTTTCAATAAACCTACTTTAAGTGTGTCAACTGTAACAAGATCATTTTCAACAACTAATTCTAGTTTGTTTGCTCTGTCTTGTATACCCATTGAGCTGAACTGTGTGATGGTTCCGCCGTGGACTTTATCTCCACTTATTTCATTGTTTAAGAATTCTTGTTTGGGTACAACTCTGTTGGCAATGGTTTCAATGGCTTGACCAAGTGTGTCAAGTCCTTCTTTAACTGCCTTTATTTCAGAATCTTTGATATCATTTGTGCTCATGTAAGTATTTATCTTATGAACTTATCTTTGGTTTAGATGGTTTAAAACTGCTTTTACGGATTCTTCGTTGGTATCTACATTAGCAACCAGCATATAGCTTGGATTAAAGCTACTGTTAAACAAATAATGCATCTTAACTGTGTCCATGAAGTACATACGTCCATGTTCCCAATGCAACAACTTGTTATCTAACATAAAATTAAAATATGGTGGATTACAGTTCTGTAAAGGCACTATCAATCTGAAACTGTTTTGTATCAAACAGTGATCTCTGTGTGGCGGAAAGAATCCACCTGTGCCTAGCTTTAAAATGTGTGTTCTATGTATGTGTTTTATCCAAGGTTCTAATATGTCCTTGCACCCTTCAATCACAGGCGTTGGTGTTGCAAAATCTCTTTCAGTGTATTGAGTGTTATTTTCTTTGTTGTATTCACCCAGGCTGTCTAGATCAGGTATACCACTGACACCACCATCTAAACTTGTAACACTTAGGCCGTATCTGTTAATGGATTTGCGTGGATTGTACTGCACATATTCAAAGTTTTCTTCTGTCCAGGCAACAAAGCTGGGTGCATCCATTGTTAAATCCAATGAATAAAATGAGCCATATGTGATTAGGGTTTGGTAGTCCATACTATTACTTATTAATCTATGGTTTTAAGTAATATAGTCTCTGGATTGATTCTTCCGTTAAGTTTGATATCTACTGCATTGATTTCATCAAGAAACTTCTTGATCTTGACTTTACCAGCATCTTTGAATTCTTTCAATTTTTCGTCTGGTTTTCTAAGGGTCTTTTGTATTGATTCATCTTCGTTGTAGCTCTGTATTGTTGTGCCTTTGACACTGAGTCCTGATCCTTCTCTGCGTTGATGTAATGGATCTATTGTTTTTGCAACATACCTACCCAACTTACGTGTCTTGATGTTGAAAACCCATAATTCAGATGCTCCAATTATTTCTTGTGGATTGATACTTGCCAATTGAAACTTTTCATCATTGACTCTAAATTTAAGTTTAGAAACCATCTTCTCTTTGTCTCTACGTCTCTTACGTGGTTTCCTGTTTGCCTTGGCTGTGTCAATGATTACATCTAAAGCACCCATTATATTTGTTAGTGCTTCATAATACTTTTTAATATCGTCTTTGTTGCTTAGGCTGTATCCTTCAATTAATTGTTCAGCCCAGTCTCTTTGATGTTCGTCCATCTTTTCTAGTTGAGATTTGGTAGGAGGATTCAGCACTTCCATGATTTCGTCTATTTCAGGTTGATACAGTTCCTTCATCTTACGTGCATGGGCCTGTGTGCATTTCATATCATTGAGATGTTTGGAAATTCTAAAACCTTTTGGATCAAACTTCTTGGTGTTTGTTTGCCAACCATCAAGCCAATCTTCTAAACCGCCTCTCATGTGGAAGGTTTGTGCTTGTATGCGTTCTTGTATTGTAGGCTTACCTACTACAATCTTTTTCTTTTTTAATTCTTTCTCTTTCTCTTTAACTTCTTCTATCACTTTGTTACCAAGTTCAAATAATTCATTTAATTGTTTATTTACAAAATCTGATACAGGTTTAACCTTTCCCATGGTTCCTGGTAGGGATTCCCAGTATTCAGAATAAGCCTTGTGAGTGTCAGGAAAGCCTTTGCTTAATAATCTACAACTTGCGCCTAGTGTTGATCCAAACCTCCAGTCTGGATTCTTTTGTATTGCCTTAGTTTTATCTTTCCATTCGTCTTTGCTTTTGCAGTAATCAATCACATACCTTTTGCAATCAGCGGACTTGGCTTCCCATCTGTAGTATTCATAACATTGGTCACGTAGTCTGCTAAACTGTTGTCCGTCTAACTCGTTTGCTTTAGATATGTCTGGCTCAGTTAACTTTGTGCTAACTCTCCTAACAGGTTTTTTCTTTTTCCTGCCGGATAGCAAAATCGATTTGGCCATCTACAACTCCTCAAATCTAAATGATATACAGTTACTATATATACAATTTATAAAAAGTCAACTAAAAATGACTAATTTAAATTATATTTTATCGCCATTTGAAAGATTTCGAAAAGTTTTGAATCTTGGAAATCTTAGACTGTAAGTGTCAGAGTCTTGTGATTTTGTTCTTGCATCAGCTCGTATTTCTACTAAAGAACCAACGACGTTATCACGGTTAGTCCAGAACTGATCACGTTGATCGTCAGTGAAACCACTTCCACAGTTAAGGTGATAAGTGTATCCATCATCTTCTCCTTCTACAATGATTGCGCCAAGTCTACCCTCATTTCGTCCAGTTCCTTCTTCAACTGCAACTACTTTCAATGTAACTTCAATAAATGGTTTGGCTTTTAACCAAGCATGAGATCGTTTACATTCATATACTGCTTTCTGATCTTTGATCATAACCCCTTCATATCCACCGTCTACAGCCGCTTTATTAAGCTCTACAAAGCGATCTTGACCTTCAGGGCTACTTAGATCCACATCTTCCCAGTCCAGTGCTTGTACGTGCTCTAAGGCGTCTTTATTAGCGTCTACCCAATGCCATACATATTGGCTTCTTTTGGATTGTTCTACTTCATACTTTCCTTCTAAGAACTTGTCTAAAGGAATCATATCAAACAAATGAAGTACTGCGTCTTTGGCAACACCTCCACTCTTTCTATGAACCTGTTTCATTAGGTCTTGGAAGTTTGCACTCATTACCTCTCCATCTAAAACTAGATCGTATGGAGCAGGTTTGTCTTTTAATACTGCTTCTATTTCTGCAATGATGTGACCAAAGTTATGAAACTGCTTACCATTCCTGCTAAACATTTCTACTTTACCATCTTTGATTACTGTTAATACTCTTACACCATCAAGTTTAATTTCTATCTGTTTAGGACCAACCATTTTCTTTTCATGGTTAGCTGAATCATGTGCAAGTTGACAAGTAAACACAGGAACTTTGTATTTGTCAAAGCCATTCTTTTTTGCTACATTGTTTACAGTCTTTTCACTTACACCACAACGTAAATCCTTAATAAGGATACGTCTGTAAAATCCATTCCATTGTTCTGCTGTCGCTGAACTCATTACAAGATTAATTGCATCTCTGGCCGCATGACCAGTTAATTCTCTTTTGTTAAGTTTTTCTGCAAGTTCTAAGAATATCTTCCATTCACAGCCTTGCCCTGAAATAACTGTGTCCTTTGTTGGAACTTGCTTAACGCCGAATGTGTATAATGGATCAAGTGCCATTCTAACACCATCAAAGAACTCGTCAAGTCCTTCGTTCATTGCATCTAATAATATTGATTCTTTAGCTAGACGTGAATTGTCTGCTTCTAATTTTTCTATGATTGCCTGTGGTTGTGTTCTCATTTGTGCCTCTTCCTAATTATTATATACATTATATAATCATTTTGTAATAATGTCAACCTCTTTTACGATAATCTCCATTCAAATGACTCTTGTAGGAATGGCAAACTTTACACAAAGTTTGGATATTTTTTGGTATGTTATTTAATTGGTTACCATCTATGTGATCCAATTCTAAAGCACCTGGATACGGAATGTGGGCAGTACACTTGTAACCAAATCTACCATCAATGTTTTCACAGTAATCTTTCTTTGTGAATGACACACCTTCTTCCAAAGGTCGCTTTCCATAACTAGCTTCATGACATTTCCAACACACAGGTCGCAACTTATACTTTCCGCTCTTGGCGACTTTTCTATTACAGCCTTTGTTAATACATAACGTAGTCATAATGCCTCCTATTATGGCGGACCCAAAGAGATTCGAACTCCTGACCTCCAGTTCCGCAAACTGGCGCTCTATCCAACTGAGCTATGGGTCCGTAGTTCTATTATAGTTGATTATTTTGGAATTGTCAAGGTAAAAAAAAGGGCGACATAAAGCCGCCCTTAATCTCAATTAGTGTAGAATTACACTAAATTTTTTGCCATTGCTTTGTAACCAGCGGCAACAACTGCTCTAGAGGCAGAACCTAATCTGTACTTTCTAGCACCAGTTTTTGTTGTGTTTAAGTATACAGGGTATCCTGCAAATCTTAAACTTTGAATAACTGCTTGTGGATTACCAGCTTTGAATTTTGTGGCAATCTGAGCTGAAGTTAATTCAGAACCATTTTTAAGTGCGGTTAATACACTATCTTGAATTGTATTTTTCATAGTATCTCCTTATATATTAATATCTAAGTTTCAAATACAGTAACTAATATAACAAAAAAATGCAATATTGTCAAGCACTTGTTTGCCAATTACACAAAATCGGGGCCATGCACCCAACCTACTAACGATATCCTTGTGCCTTTGGTGACAGGAACAACCTTGTGTGGCATCCAACTTGGGAAGAAACATATCTCATATTTCTTTAATTGGATAGGATAACCAATCGAGTCAGGCATCAATGTAAGATCTCCTCCTTCAAACTCGCTTGGATCATTTAGTAAACAACTAAATGAAATCTTTCTACTGTCATTATTAACTCCTTTGAATCCTGCATCTGAGTGCATGGAGTAATGACCTTTCTTGTCTGCATCATAAACACTATATTGAAGTGTTTCCAAATACGTGATAGAATATTTAAAATGAAAATCATTTGCATGATGTATGACTCCGCCCAATAAGTTATAAAGTTGAGGATTGGTATTTGTGTCAATCCAACTTATGTCCGTTGAACGTAGTGTATCATCATGTTCGTTTGTACCTTCTTGCACATACCCGGCCTTTTGTAAAGGATTCTGTTCCTTAACCCATTTGTGTAAGTCGTTTACTATCTCGTCAGTCAATCCCCAGTTTTCTACACGATACTCTGGTAATGGATTGTTTCTGTGTTGCGGTGGTGTTAGTATGTACATTATTTGATCCTCACTTGTACTGTGACTCTTGTTTGTTTTGCCCAAGGAGTGATTGCAGTTACACTATGTAATGTAGGACTTTGCCTATTATCATTTAAGATCAATCTATTGAACTTAGGTTCTTCTGCTCGAATGGTATCACCGTCCTTCCATAAAAACAAACCACCATCACTTGCGTCCCAATGTTGATTAAGATATATTGTACCACTAGCAATATAACCTGAGTCATCATGCCAGTCTAACATACTGTTTCTATTCCATAGATAGATGTATGCTTCAAACTTTAGATCACTGTAAAATGGATTAAGATTTTCAAATGCTTTCTTAACATCAATAACACCATTGCGTAGTATACTCATGTTAGCACTATTAGAACCTTCTACAACGATACCTTCCCAACTATGGCTAGTTGACCAACAAGCCTCTGTTGACTGTATCTTTTCTTTGATCTCAGTTGCAATAGTATCTATTGTATCCTGTGCTAGAAAGTTATCTTTAATTGTAATCATGTTAGCCAGTTCCAAATACCTCTAATGGCAAGTAACAAATAAAATAGTTCCATCAATGCCCGAGGTAAATCCTTATCTTTTAATCCCATGTAAATCCAAATACTACAACTGAAACAAGCGACTGCCCAACCCATCCATTGAACTGCTGGATCACCTCCGCTTAATATAAAAGCACCAACCATGGCAAGTACAAAACCTAACCATCGCCAGCCGTCTATCTTGTGGTAGTATCTAATTTTCATTATGCTCCATCAAAAACTTGTATCTAAAATAACTTCTTGTCATCAAATCACAAAAACGTAAAAATTCGTTACCCACTTCAACCGTTGCAAACATTCTAACACTTGGAGTTGATCCTGTGTTTACTATTTGTAATTTTTTCTTTGGATTCAACAAATATACCTTGCCCATCTGTATTGGAATCCTACCACAATCTTCAACCACTGTGTGACAGTCAGCACCTGGTTCAATTAATGACACCATGTACATCCATGGATAGCTCATCAAGTCCATTGATTCTATTGTGTCAGAAGTTGGTTCTGTGTTCCAGTTATGTGGTGGTATGTAACCTTGTGGATCAAGTTTCCAATAATTAACTTTTCTAAGTTTTTCTACTGCTGAACAATTATGCCACCAATCAGCAGTTACAGGAATCTCAATACCTGCATTCAACCATTTGCCCATGAACATTGTAACGCCACTCAACCCTTTTCCAAGTTGCAATGGTTTGGCTTTTGCAATGACTGAGTCAGTTTCTAGTCTGCCTTTAAAATGTAATCCAATGTCTTCGTACTTGGGAGGATTTACAGTTGCAAGATCAAGTTCTATGTATCCAATGTCGTTGTCCAGCATCTGTTGAAGATACCATTTGCCCATTACAACGCCGTCTTTTTCATTCAGGTCGTCAGGTTTAAGCGGAAGTTTGTGTTTAATGTCCTTGTGTTTATTATAAAATAATTCTGTTTCTTTATCCATAGTCTTCTCAAAAATGGTGCCGCTTCACGGACTCGAACCGCGGACCTACTGATTACAAATCAGTTGCTCTACCAACTGAGCTAAAGCGGCTTATAAGATTAATCAAACTCTGCTCTGACAATATGTTTTCGTAATGCTCTAACAAGTTCTTCTATCTTATCTATCACTGCAATCAAACTTTTGTCTGTGATGTAAGATTGTCTTTCACGTAACTTGTCATATTCTTTTAAAGTAATGGTTACCGTACCACCTTCATTTTCGTAACTATCGTCCTGTGATCTAATGTTTTCATCAGTCTCTGTCATAAGTCCCCTTTAGTTCATCGATTCTGTGCTCTAACCAACTAATGGCAGTATGAATGTGTCCGGTGTCGTGTGGTTGAAGTTGACTTTTGGCGTACTCTATTTCTGATTCAAGAAAATTAATTCTTATCAGGTTCCCTGGAAAGTCCTTGTGCTTCGTCTTCACTGCCTCTTGTTTGATCTTCTGCTTCATCATCTTTACTACTTACCTCTGGCATTGTACCATTGACCGCTCTTTCGAGCAAGCCGTCAACGTCTATGTCTTGATGCTCTAACATTTGCAAACCTTCAACAGGTGTTTTGCACAATCCTTCTTTGACCATTTGCCTTACAACATAAATGATATTATATTTTGATAAATTTTCAAACTTTTGATATAACCCTTGGCTAAAGACTCTACCCATTATTGCTCAACTTTCTGCACTCTGTCATAAACAAATGATCTCCAACCTTTGGCATTCATGTCCCAGACAGTGATATTTGTATCGTGTGCTTTTGGATTTGATTTTGGGTGGTTTTCTTTTGGAATAATATTCAACGATTTTGTACAAGTCATCACCCTTTGATCTCCATTTAGTTTTGTAAATGTAACCACTGCTTGTTGTTCGTTTAATATTTTAAGTAAGTTGTCTTTGGTAGGTATGCCTTTTAATTCTGCTATTTTATCTATACTCATCTACCACGTCCTTGATTTACTTCATATATAGCTGGACCTTTGGTAGTAAATTCTAATCCTGATTTGTTTCCAACATACACAGAACCATTCCATAAAAGTTTCAGTCTATTCTGTGCAATAAAAACTTCGACAAATTTCTTTTCTTCAAATCTATCAACTTCTGCTTCATTAACTATGTCATTATCTGTACAAGTTATTTGACATTTATTATCGTGTGTATTCATTCATCTCCCCACATTTCATTTATTTTCTTTTTATACGACAAATATATAAAAAAGTCAACCAGTAAAAAGTTCAATCCAAATCCTGTCACTGTCAAAACAAATCCGAACAATGCCGGTAGTCCAAACAAACAGAACATTATCTTGAATATGTAATCTGCTACCAAGAACTTAGGAACCACAAATAAAGGCCATTCACCCATCTCAGGCTTTGGCGGTGGCTTTCTATAATCGTCAACTTCGTAATTCATATTCAAAATTCTGTGTTGTGTCGTTAATGCTGATTTGTTTGGCACCATTCCTTATATGGAAATGTGTTGCCATCGGTGTGAGTGGAGATAGTGTTACCACTCTTTCAATGCCTGATTGTTTGGCATGGTCTAATACCTTTTGGATTATTTCTCTACCTGCTCCACGTTTGCGAGACCAAACCGTGTATGCAATAGCAATGGTAGGTTTTTCCTCTTTCATGTGTACAAGTTCGCTCATCATGTCAAGCTCTTTTACACTATGTGGAATTTCGTTGGTGTATGCAATACAAATGATGCCTTCTATTTCATCTTCATACTTGAGTCCGTATATTTTACGTCCTTTGCTAATACGCCAACCTAATGTTAATTCAGGTCTAACAGGATCTTCCGATACGTCTATGTCATCAAGTTCAACCAACTCCGTGCCCTTGACCCATCTAAAGAAATCATCTGTTTTGTTTTTAAAAAATTTCACAGAAACCTCGTAATAGTTAATTTTGTCTATCTCTATCTCTTTGCAACTTTTGAGCTCTTTTGATACCACGTTTTTTAGCCAAACGTTTTTTCTCACTTGGCTTTTGATAGTATTGTCTCTCTTTTAATTCAATTAGCAGACCAGATTTTTTAATTTTTCTCTTGAGCTGTCTAAGTGCCTTTTCTACATTGTTGTTTCTTACTTGGACTTCCATTTGCCTCCTAGTGTAATGTGGTGTTCGTCAAGTCATCTTTAAATACATCATCGTCATTAAAGTCAACGCCAAAGTATCTTTTACAAACTTCGTATATACTTTTAGGCACAACTGACTCCTCTGATCCTCTTGGTATATAAAGACCTTTAAGATCACCTTGTTTATCAAAAATCAACGCCCAATCATCATCGTCCAGGGCTTCATTTATCGTAATATACTTGCCTTTTGCCATTTTTTTATCTCCAACAAGTTTACAATAAGTTGACATTGTTTAATAATACATTAGTTAAAAGAATTTGTCAACCTATTCTTACGTAGTTTAATATTGTTTCAGGGAATTTGGTAATAAAGTTTTCACCATGACGCTTAATTTTCCCTTTAATATTGAAAGTAGTTCCTTCTTTTGGTAAATCTTTGGTTTGATCAAAGTTTTTGAAAAAACTTACAAGGTTACCTTCTACTGCTCCATTCAAAACATGACAGGTATATTTTTCAACAAACCTGATTTCGTTAAGAGTGAACATTCCAGAAAAATTACTTCCAACTGTACTTATGTGTTTTGAGCCTTTGTATTTTTCTTTAAGGTTAGTCTTTAAAGATTTTTTTCTTTTGCCTTCAAAAAATATTCTAGGTAAAGGTGCAACGATACCAAACTGTTGTTCAGATAATTCTTTGGTGTTGATACATTCTATAAGTTGTTTCATGTAGTCGGAAAGTGTATCACTTATTATCTGCAAAGCAAATGCCTTGTTCAACCAATCAACAGATGCAACTGCATTGGCCATGTCTTCTTCTTTGATGGTCATCTGTTGCCAGTCTTTTGGAATCTTATATTCTTCAGTAGCGAATTGTAATCCTATGCAATCTTTGTTAGAAAATTGTGTAGGTACTTCTTCACTGAACCTTCTAGTGTCTCTGTAATAGTCGCCATTGATTCTATGTGCGGCGAATGATGCTGATAAAACATCTATGAGTGAATACTTTTTCATATGTTGCCCTTTATGCCTAATTATGTTAATAATATAGCATCACAAATTGGTTTTGTCAACCAGTAATTATAGTATGTGATCTGCGATTTTTAAATCAATTAATTGTTTGGCTGTAAAATATTGGTCCGATGGATTGTTAAATTTTTTGCGAACATCGGACAAACTGTAACCTGTTGCATCTCTAAGAATTTGCATACATCTTTGTTCACAGTTTGTATTTTCTTTCATTTGTGCTTTCATGTCATGCATCTTAGATTCCATTGTGTCAGAGTGTTGGTGATTCATTATGCCAGTGTTTTTACCAACATATCTTTCTCCATGCTTACCACTTGCTAAAATTAAGAATCCTGCACTCATAACTGCACCAATTCCTATTGTGCTGATATGATGATAACTTGATTTCATGACATCAATCAGTGCGAATGTTTCATACAAATCACCGCCCACTGTGTTTACATAAAGTTTCAATGTTTTCTTTGGCTTCTTAGACAAGTTTGCAGAAAGAATCCATTTGATACATTTACTGATATTTGCCTCAGATAATTCACCATTCAGATAGTGAATATCATTGTCCTGTAGATATACATCTACTCTATCATCTGCGGTATATTGTTCGTATTTTTTCATAGGTAATAATATGTGTATTTATCCACGTTCGTTTTCTTGGGTCCATTTTAAGTGACCAAGCTGATTTGCTTCTGCCCACCTAACAAATAGCCCTAATTCACGGCCGTGTGCTTCTATTTCCCATGGTCTTTCAAAGTAATCGTCCTTGTCTAACTCATACCTTTTACCATTGTAGCTGACTCTTTCAGCACCAGCAAGATCACGCATTTCACCCTTGGCGAACTGCTTCACGTGTACCATTTCGTGGCATACACTTTGTAGCACCCTGCGTAGTTTAAGATCTGCGTCAATCTCTAGCAAGAATTCCTTGGGTCTGTAACTATCATCTTCCCACATACAATTTCCTGCTTGATTATATTTGTCTAGTAATCCCTTCACAAAGTGAACCTTGATGTTCAAGCTCTTTGCAAGTCTTTTGCTCATCAGTTTTGCACCACAGAATCTAATGATATCTTTGGCATATTTCTTCTGAGTCTTTGAGCCACCTTTAATTGAAATTTGCATAGTTCTAATCCTTGTGATTGTTATTATATTATATAAAAATTTACGTAAAAAGTCAACCAAATAGGTTTGAGTAAAACCTTGCTTTTTCAACACTTTAAAAATCTATGTTACCAAAAACGATAAGTACTATTATGAAGGACTTTTATCAAAGTGCCTTTTACGGCGTTGTTAAAGAAACGCAGGAGAGCAGTGGCTACACATTACCCGTAGACATTGAGTCCTACGTAGTCATGCTTCTTGCTGACCATTTAGACAAACCAAACTTTCTTCCTGAAACTACATTTGCTGAATCATATCTAAGATTAAAGAATTCAAGAGATGCAAAGGCTTTAGGTGATAGTTGCTTATTTGTTACTGGTGTGTTTCCAGACTATGGCATTGATCAAGAATATTATATTGGAATTGGACAAAGCTCATACCACAGTATATCATATGGTATGAATAAAGATCTATTCAACGATCTTTCTAAACATTTTAAATTTTTACGTTATTTTATAGAACTTACGACTTCTTCGGGTACTTCTGTTTATCGTTAGCAACCAATAAACAATCAGCTTGTATAGTTTGTATCATATTATCTATTTCACTATCATTAGCTTTGACCTTACCATATTTCATATCTCTTAGTCTGTCAGACATAAGTTTAATAGAGTCTATCTTGTCGCAAAATTCTGATATCTTATGTAACATTTTTCTACCTTAACCAACTTAATTTACTTTACTATAAATATAGCAAATAACAAGGTGAATGTCAAGTGGAAATTTTTCTCTTTTTAATGATCAAACACGCCTTAATTGATTTGGGTTTACAACCTTTCAATATAGGCCAAAACAAGCTCCAATATTTTGGAAGGATAGCACACCTCAAACATTATGCACCACACGGGGTCTTAACCGCTGTCATAATGGCCTTTTATTCAAGCATAGAGGTCTGTATACTGCTTGGTTTACTGGATTACGTACTACACTGGCACACCGACTATTTAAAGACGCATATACGCAATTACTACGGTTTAATACCAAAACAAAGAGTGTATTGGTTGCTCAATACCGCAGACCAAATCTGTCATTTCTTAGGTTATTATTTGATTATTATTTTAGGAACTTGAAGCTAAACTTGCCACCAATACGTGTGCTATAATAATTCTTGCCACCATCCAATCCAATTTTACCTTCAAACTTAGGAGGATAAACTGCATTGTAATTTGTTACCACAACATCGTCACCTTGTAGTTTTGTTTTGGTGTAAAGCTGGATAATACTTGCATTGTTTAGAAGTGCCAAAGCGGCAGTAGAAAAGTTTGTTTTGTTGTTGACGTGGTTACCAACTTCTTTTACAAGAGCGGCCGTAATAGCATTACCTACATTGAATCCAATAACTTTTGTATTGAATTTTGTATTACCTACTATCTTAGTTGCTTCGTCACTCATTCCTTCAAACTCAACCTTGCCTGCTTCTTGATATCTTGTTGCTTCTTCAAACAAAGCTGGAGTACATATTCCAAATTGTACTCCTAATTCAAATGGTCCTTTTTTAGCAGTATTCTTTTGAATGGTTCTGATCACATCAACTGCAACCTGATTGTCTTTGATAAATTTTTCATGTTCAGGATTCTTACCTTTGTAAGTTCCGTCAGCACTTTCATCTGCTATTCTTAAAAGACCGTTGTAAAGATTTACAATACTTGCACTTGCACCAACTCCACCTTTTGAACTTATACCAATGGTGTTGCCATTAGGTGCAAAGAATTTACTATCTATCAATGGTTCATTCATGCCCTGTGGCCAAATAACTTTACAGTCTTTCCAATCAGCACCACCTGCCAATTCGTTACGAGCATCTTCTGCCTGCCCTAGTACTGCACCGCCCATCATTGCTACTGGTCCCATTATCTCACCAAAGTAATCTCTGATAGCAGTTTCTATTTCTTTTTGTCCAGGGAACACAGCCATCTTACCTTGTGCTGAATCAACAAGTGCCTGTGCTAATACTTCTTTGTCTTCGTCACGTGCATTTGATTTGACTGTGTTAATGATGTCTTCTGTGCCACTAAACTGTCTTGGTGTTTTGATTAAAGACTGTGGCTCCAATCCTCTATCCATCTTTGTGGCACCTGATGTTTGTAGTTTCCAACCTACAGGAATATCTTTGTTTGCCCAAGCACTTATCATACTGACCTTCATCATTCTAAAATAACGTCCCCAGTATTCTGTTTGGTTTTCGCTTGTTTGGACTATCGCAACTGCATAGGCTAAATTGTTGCCTGGAACGTTTGTCCAAGTAATTTTAGCATTATTATTCTTTTCAAATGTTGCTATGTCTTCATCACGTTGCTCTTTGGATTCAAATTGTCCTCCACCATCTGCTGGATCTGGTCTTGATACTATGCCCTTAAAGATGGCAGTTCTACCATCAGTGTGCAGATACTGGTCTTTGTCTGGCACTCTTCCGAATATACCTTTAGACTCTGTTATTTTAAATTCAAAGAAACGCATAACACTATTATTTATGCTATTTTAGGGAACAGGGCATTAGTGCAAAATTCATCAACATCTGCTTCTGCAAGTCCTAATGACTTCATTACACGTGGCGTATGTGGATTTTGTTGCTGATTATGGCAGTAGTAATCCTGACAACCAGCAGTAAAGTCTACAGTTTGTTCACCAGCATACTCAGGCACTGATTGAAACCATACCCTTAAATTATCAACTGCTAGTTTACATATTGCAACTGCTTCTTCTTCTGTGCCAACATTACCAGCCGCTATCATACCATCACTGAAAATATTCTTAGCCCATTCAGGTAATTCTCTTTGCTTTGTAGGAATAAAATCTTTTACTGCATCTAAGTACCATTCACACAGAGGATGATCTTCTCCACCACTTGATGCTGAAAAGTCATGAAAGGCACCAGTCATCTTACGTTTGCCTGCTATCACATCAAAGCCATATATAGGTGAACCATTGTCAAGTGTTGGAAAACAACAGACGTGCATCATCCATAGTCCTTTTGATTCTCTTACATCAACAACATCTATGTGAGCTCTTCTTACATTGTTGTTTGCCCACACTCTATTGATCCAACCATTCTCAGGTTGATTAAACTTATTGAGACCTTTTTCTTCTATCTCATCAGCATATTCATCAAAGATACCAAGTATTTCATCTTGGCATTTTATAAGTGTGTCCCATATGATTGATTCACTCATCTATTTCCCCATTCTCTATTACCTAAGCTACCAGGATAAGAAACATTTTTGTTTTGCTTTCTCATTTTACTTAAGATATCTTGTGCTTCTTGTGTGTCTAATTTGGCAGTGGCAGTCTTAATACCAACTGTGTTTAACCATAGTTTCCAATTTATGTCTTGGAATATCTCTGTATTACGTGGAAAGAACTGCTCATCAACTGTTGGAGTATAATTTCTTGCATAGTTAGTTGCAATGGTTTCCATTTTTTCTGTTTCTTCAAAATGTTGATCAACGTGTTTCCAAAATTTACTTTGTCTTTTGTTATTGAAATAATGTAATGCCACAAAGTTCATACTGTCTTCGTAAACATTAGACATATCAAAATTAAAATTATCAATGTCTTCTTGTGTGTATCCACCCTTGCTCATACATTTAAGACCTGCTGATCCAATTATAAGCAAAGCAAGTCCTGTTGATTCTAATGGTTCAATGAATCCACTTGCAAGTCCTACACTAAAACAATTACCACGCCAGTTGTTTGCATTGTATTCAGGTTTGAAAGGAACATGGTTAAAGTTTCCTGTTCTCAATCTATCCTCACCCCAATGTTGCACAAAGTAATCTTCTGCTTCTTGCTTGGTTGTGATTTCACTGTTGTAACATAATCCACTGCCTATTCTATCTTTGACAGGAGTTTTCCATATCCAACCATGATCACAAGCCTGGGCAGTCACATAAGGAACCTGAGGTTCGTGTTCTGTTGCATAATTAATTTGTGAAGCCACTGCGGCATTTGTAAATAACATATGGCTTCTGTCTATCCATTTGCTATCACCCAACGCATTTGAAAGAAGTCTTTTGAAACCTGTGCAATCAACAAAGAAGTCTCCAGTTATCATGTCTCCGTTGTCAAGTGTTAAATGTGCAACCTTGCCATCAATGATTGTAGGAGTGTCTATGTTTGCTTTAATGTGTCTAAGTCTTGGATATTTTTTATTACAGTATTCACTTAAGAAGTTTGCAAGTTTAATAGCATCAAGATGGTATCCTACATGAGCATCACCACCTAATGCAGTTGTGTTTCCTGCAACTTTCTTATCAACAACACTAACATCATACCATGCCGTCCATTGTTCAAAGTCTTTCATTTCTACATTTCCGTCTCTACATAGATCAACAAAATCTACAAAATTATCTTTTGAGGATTTTTCTATTGGAAAGTAAAAAGGTTGCCAAATGTTTACACCATCATCTCGCCAGTTAGGAAAATATGTGCCTAATTTAATTGTTGCGTCACAGGCCTTGGTCCATAACTCCTTGGGTATTCCACACTCGTCTAAAAAATGATCAAACCCAAGTATGGTTGCTTCACCTACTCCAACTGTTGGTATGTTAGGACTTTCTATTAAAGTTATTTGTGTATTGGGTAAATTATTAAGTGCATAAGCACAGGTCAACCAACCTGCACTACCTCCACCTACTATTACAATTTTATTGACTTTCGACAACATCCATCATCTCCTGAAATGTTTTAGTTGCAAAATCAAAACATATCTTGGCTTCTTCTGCCATACTGTCATCTATTCTTTCACGAATAGCAGTCTTCAGAGCATTTGGATCTTCAAATTGATAAAGTCTTCCTTCTCCAGGAACACGTTTGTTGATCATCTGTCCACCACTTAGATCTCCCATGTGTCTTGTGTACACATGAGCAAACAATTTATTTTTGTCTGTGCCTATACTCATGATATGATCTGTGTATTCTTTTGTAACATTTAAAAGTTTAGGAGGATTGTCTTTGTCCTTCCAAAGTTCTTCATAGTCAGCAAATATGGCTGGTCCTCTTCTGATGTCACCTAGTCCATCAAAAAGTCCTTGTGCCATTGCATGGACTTCTAAAATATTGTATTGGGGGTGTTGGTTATATAAAAATGTTGCATATACTTCAGGAGATATCTTGCCTCCCATAAGTACCTTAACAAATTTTTGTCTTTCTGCGTTTTTGTGATGTTCCCAAGTTAGCTCTTTTAATCTGCTCATTCCTTTTCCAATTCGACTTTCAATGGAAATCCACTTGATCGAGCCAAATTGGTAGTCTCTAAGCCTTTTTGTTCTGCTATCTCAAAGGTGTAAACGCCAACTATTGCGGAACCTTCTTCATGTATTTTAGTTGTCAAATCTCTTGCAGTGGTCTCACTGTGTTTAAAGATTTGCACGAGTACATCGATCACGAAATCCATAGGTGTTGCATCATCATTCAACATAATGACTTTATAAAGATTGGGTTCAGCAATCTTTTGCTTTATTTTTTCATCTATTTGAACGTCCATAACATTACTTATCATCTACTTCTCCGCGATCGATGTTAAAAGGTTTATTTGTCTTTACTAACTTCTTCAAAATCAGCATCAACTACATTGTCGTCCTTTGGTTTATCAGACTCTGTGTTTGCTTTTTGCTCTGATTCTTGTTGTTGCTTATAGATTGCTTCACCAAGTTTCATTGCACTTTGAGTCAATGTTTCAGTTTTTGTTTTTATATCCTCTACATTTGACCCTTTTAATGCTTCTTTCAAATCATTAATATCAGACTCAACTTTAGTTTTATCTTCAGCTGATAACTTATCTCCGTGTTCTTTAAGTTGTTTCTCTACATTATGAACCATTGCATCTGCATTGTTTCTTGTATCGATACCTTCACGTTTTTGTTTGTCAGCCTCCTTGTTTGCTTCTGCGTCTTTGACCATTTTGTCTATCTCAGACTCAGATAGTCCACCAGATGCTTGTATGGTTATCTTTTGTTCTTTGCCAGTGCCTTTGTCTTTTGCACTTACATTAACAATACCATTTGCATCAATATCAAATGTCACTTCAATTTGTGGCATTCCTCTTGGTGCTGGTGCGATTCCATCAAGTGTAAAGTTTCCTAATGGCTTGTTGTCTGCCGCCATTTCCCTTTCACCTTGTACAACACTAATTGTTACCGCTGGTTGATTATCCTCAGCAGTTGAAAACACCTGACTTTTCTTTGTAGGAATAGTTGTGTTCTTTTCAATCAGTTTAGTTGCTACACCACCTAGTGTTTCAATACCTAAAGACAAAGGTGTTACATCTAACAACAAGACATCTTTGACATCTCCTTGTAGTACTCCACCCTGTATAGCGGCACCTATTGCTACAACTTCATCTGGGTTTACACCTTTGTGAGGTTCCTTACCAAAGAAGTCTTGTACCAACTGTTGAACTTTAGGCATACGTGTCATACCACCTACTAAAATTACTTCGTCAATACCATTAGCAGATAGTTCTGCATCTTTAAGTGCTGTCTTACAAGGAACCAACGTTTTTTGAATCAAGTCTTCAACAAGAGATTCAAGTTTTGCTCTTGTCATCTTGATGTTTAAATGTTTAGGTCCACTTGCATCAGCAGTGATGAATGGTAAACTTATGTCAGTTTGTACTGCTGACGATAGTTCACACTTGGCCTTTTCAGCAGACTCTCTTACACGTTGTAATGCAAGATTATCTTTTGTTAGGTCAACACCTTGTTCTTTCTTGAACTCATCACAGATATAATTTACAATGGTGTTGTCAAAGTCTTCACCACCTAGTGAAGTGTCTCCGTTAGTAGACTTAACTTCAAATACACCATCTCCTATTTCAAGAATTGATATATCAAATGTTCCACCACCTAAATCATATACTGCAACTGTGCCTGACTTTTTCTTGTCAAGTCCATAAGCAAGAGCGGCCGCAGTTGGTTCGTTTACTATACGTTCAACATCAAGTCCTGCAATCTTACCTGCGTCTTTGGTTGCTTGTCTTTGTGAATCATTGAAGTATGCTGGTACTGTGATTACTGCTTTCTTTACTTCACTGCCTAAATACTTTTCAGCAGTCTCTTTCATTTTTTGTAAAGTAAATGCAGATATCTGACTAGGAGAATAATCCTCGTCTTTTGCTTTTACCCAAGCATCTCCATTTGATGATTTAATTATTTTAAAGGGCGAAGTCTTAATATCTTTTTGTACAGACTTGTCCTCATATTTTTTTCCTATTAGTCTTTTGACTGCGAAGATTGTGTTTTCTGGATTTGTCACTGCTTGTCTTTTTGCAGGAACACCCACTAGCCTTTCATCGCCGAAAGCTACCACTGAAGGTGTTGTTCTTGCACCTTCTGTATTTTCTATTACCTTGGCGCTACCGCCTTCCATTACTGATACGCAAGAATTGGTAGTACCTAAGTCAATACCGATTATTTTGCTCATTGTTCTCCTCCTTATTAAGCAAAGAGTAGGGTGGGTTTCCCCACCCTATCATTTGTTATTTGATTTCGATAGTTCTTGGTTTTTTAGACTCTGGAATAATTCTTTCCAAAGAAATTGTCAATAAACCATCTTTCAACTCAGCACCCTTGACTTCAACGTCATCAGCGATGCTGAAAGATTTAGTAAACATTCTCTTACTAATTCCTTTGTGCAATACGCCAGACTGATCTCCGTCTTGTTTTGCTTCTTGAATTGATTTAACAGTAATTACACCGTCCTCATAACTTACGTCGATGTCTTTCTTACTGAAACCAGCTAGTGCGATTTCAATGTTGTAAGTGTAGTCACCAGTTTTCATAATGTTATATGGTGGGTAGTTTTGATGTGTTTGATTGGCAAAAAAGTTGTCATCAAACATTGATTCGAATCTATCAAAGATAGGATCGAAACCTACTGTTACGGGTCTTAGTTGATTAAAAATTGATAGGTGTGATTTAGTCATTGTCTTGTCCTCCTTTATTAAGCAAGTTAAAGTCAAAGAACCCTATCAGGCATTCTTTAACATATTAGTATTTATCATACTACATATAATATAGTGTAAAAGAGGCGATTTTGCAAGTATAAGGTATACCAAATCTATCTAATTTGGACAAAAAAGAAGTGATTTAAGCTAAATCTACCCTCTCCAATCACTGGTTTTACTTCATGTTGAATAAAACTAGGAAACAATACAAGTGTATTATTATCCATTTTTGGTGTGTATTCATAGTCTGTAAACTGCAATTCTCCACCTGTAAATTGTTTTGGTGCTTCGTATAGCAAAGTGACTGCTGATAAAACTGCATGATCAGGGTGTAATCCATAACTGCTGTCTTTGTCATAACAATTTAGTTGTGTGACATCTAAATTACACATCTGCAAATAGTTTGCAAATACATTGTCTTTCAGTTGTTCTTTTAGTTCAAATATTTTTCTGTTGTATCTAAGTATACTGCTAACGTGTCTGTCCTGTTTGTAGTGCATATCAAGATGAACTGCATTCATCCTATTGCTTTTAGGATCACCTGTTCTTTTTGTGTCTTGGGAGTGTTTGTGTAGATATTTTATTTCTGAAAAAACACTTGGAAGTTCTGCATCGTCAAAAAAATTATCTATTATACTATGTGCAAATGGTTCTTGTAAGTTTTTAACTTGCATTGAATTTATTGAACACTTGATTAACCTGATGTGTACATCTAACAAAGGTTGCACACTTAGGCATATCTTTTAATCTTTTTGCACCAATGTATGTACAAGCAGATCTTACTCCACCAAGTATTTCAACAACAGTTGCATCAGCTGGTCCTTTGTGTGGTAGTTCTACCACCTTGCCTTCAGCACCACGATATCCATCTTTTCTACGACCATGTTTTGCCATAGCGGCATCTGAACTCATTCCATAGAACTGTACTTTGCCGTTGACTACTTCGCCTTCGCTTTCGTCATGTCCTGCTAACATACCACCAAGCATTACAAAGTGAGCACCAGCACCAAATGCCTTAGCAACATCACCTGGATACACACAACCACCATCAGCAATCACGTGTCCTCCAATACCATTGGCCGCATCTGCACATTCAATGACTCCTGATAATTGCGGCACACCAACACCAGTCTGCAATCTAGTTGTGCATACTGATCCTGGACCAATACCAACCTTGACAATATCAGCACCACGAATGATTAATTCTTCTGTCATCTCTGCGGTTACAACATTACCAGCAATAAGTGTTTTATCAGGATAGGTATCTCTCATCTGTGCAATAAATTCACCAAAGTTTTCATGATAAGCATTTGCAACATCAACTGTGATAAATTTAATATCTGGAAATGCTTCTAAAACTTGTTTCATTGTGTTGTAGTCTGCGGCTTCTTTATCCCAAATGAATCCTGTCCCAGTACAAACACTGATGTATTTCATTTTGATTCCATTACCTATTGCTTCTTTCCAGTCATCAAACGTATTGTGTTTTCCTATCACGGTTAACATCTTATGACTTTGCAATACCTTTGCCATGCTAAACGTGCCAACTCCGTCCATGTTACTCGACATGATTGGAACACCTGTCCACTCATTACCACTGTTGTGAAATTTAAATGTTCTCATTAGATCTACGTCTCTACGACTTTCTAATTTAGATCTTTTAGGCTTAAAAAGTACGTCACTATAATCTAATTTTATATCATGCTCAATTCTCATTTTTCAACTCCATAGTTAAAAGAAAGTGCTATTCTATTTGTTTTTGATCTGTTTTGCTTTACTGCGTGTTTGACCCAAGAAGGAAAAACAACAAGCATTCCAGGTTTAGGTGGATATGTTGCCATGGTGCTTGTAATTGTATTATACTGATTCAAGTTATCAGGTATGTAATACTGTGCGTCATCGCCACGATAAAACTGCAAGTCACCTTGGTTCTCTTCTGGTACATCAATATAGAACACACCACTTAACATTCCATCTTGATGGTTGTGTAAAGTATGATAAGCACCTGGTGGATTAATATTAATCCACAAATTTTGAAATACTAATTTAGGAAAGCCTGCACTCTTAGAACAATAATCTATGGCTTTGTCTAATTCTATTAGCAATTTATTAAATGTAGGTTGAATGTTAGGAGGTAGAAGGTCAACCTTCTCTATGCTTCTGCTATGCCAACCACCTTCGTTGCTATTTCCAGCAAGTTCTGGTTCAGCCTTTTGCCATGCTTCTGCGATAGCCTTTAGATCAGCTCTTGGTATGTCGTCATTGATTCCTGCAAATACAATACTAGGAAACCAAAGATCTGCTTTCAACTCCATTAATAACCTTCCTCTAACATTCTTTTCTGCATCGCTTTTTTGTGCCTAGCAATACCGGCCGCTTTTTGTCTGGCCTTCTTTGTGCTTGGCTTTTCAAAATATCTTTTGGATTTGTATTCCATCAAGATACCATCTTGCGACACTTTTCTTTTGAATTTTCTCAAAGCCTTGTTAAAGTCACCGTTACGAACTGCAACATATAACCCTTCAGGCTTTTTTGTTTTGAACTTCGGCAAAGTCTTCTCCTTCTGCTAATTGTCCAACGTCAAAAATTCTACGATTACATAACATATTATAGTGCATAGACTCGGCACTTGTCAAGTAAAAAGTTTTATCATAAGATAAAATTTTGCCAATAATCCATTTATGGCTGTCAGCGACATTGTCTATATCTAGTATGATGTAATCAGAAGTATTACAAACGTCAAGTAACCAACCCAAGTCGTTCGATTCTTCGAACAGATATACATTAAGATTCTTACCCAGTTTCTTTGCCATTTCATTAAACTGTTCTTTTGTAGTTGTGCTAGGATATACAAGTGTGAAACTTAAATTATTATTATACAATTTATCAGGTGAAGTGATAAGATTGAGTACAGGCTGTTTCATATTACTACTTATTGTTTCTGATTTTTTGCCAAATAGAGTTCTGATTTTGCTCTTGATTTTGAACGTATACTTCTGTTAGGTCTGGTCGGAGTCTTCCGGATTGGTTGTCTGGCGTACTTGCTTGTTGCTTACCTTTGTTATGTAATTGGTTCCGCTCACCGTTTTTTTTTGAGCTTCGTCTATTTGTTTTAATTCTTCGCCATAAAAAATTCTATTTTTGGTATCAACATACTCTTTATCTTTATCTTTTTCTTTTTGATCTTCTTTTATTGCTTCTTTTTCTGCGGCATCTACCCATTGGTTCCATTTGTCAACATCTTTTACTTCGTCTAGTATGTCTTCCTTTTTTTCTTCTTTAGGTTCATAGTTCTTGTTGAATTCTTCATACCCTTCTACTTCAGCTGGATCAAATCCATCATTGACTTCTTTTATGATCTTTTCTTCAAGCTCTTCTTTCATATCAAGCTCTTTGTCAACAGTCACAGGCTCTTCGGGTAAAGGTTCAAGTTCGTCCTGCATCGTTTCACTGAACGACTTTTCTTCACTGTGATCAAGTCCAGGTTCAACTTTGACTTCTGTTGTGTCTGTGGTTACTGCACCCAGTGAACCTGCCACTGCTACTTCTTTAGTTGGAGTTGGCTCGGGCTCTGGATCGTTAGGTTCGTCTGGATCTGGATCGGACTTTGGGGGCAACTTCCCGCCCTTGTCCTCTCTTACATATTGAAATGTATATTGTGAAGCAATTAATAATAATACCGCAAGTGGATCAAATACAAAAATAATAATTATTATTACCCATCTTACAGCCGATTCTAATAATGATTGATTTGCTTGTTCACCATAGATAAATTCAGCAATATATTTAATTGGTCCTACTTCAGCTTCTAACTTACGATACTCTTTTTCATAACCAAACTTCTCTTCACGTACTTGATCAATTACTAATTGTTCTGCATCAATAAAGTTTTCAAGTTCTGTAACACGAGCATCTATGTCTTCAGTTTTTTCATTGGCTTGATTACGTAGATCCTGTATTCTATCCTGTATTGCTTTGATATCATTTGCATATTTGGCATCTACGGCCGCAAGTGCTTCATTAAGTTTAGCATTTATGTTTCTAATTTCTCTTTGTGCCGAACTTGCCACTGACAGTTCGTTTGCCTTTGCTTCTTCTACTGCTTTGTCAAACTTGGCACCGCCACCAAAGGATCCTTCAAACCTATCCTTGGCCGCTTGTATATCTGCTTCTTTACGTTCTTTTGCTTGTTCAATACGTTTGTTCTGTAATTCTATTTGTTTGTCAAAGTCAACACGGACATCATCTTTTTCAGCTTTTATAAGTGCATTGATTTTATCTAATTCTTTTTGTTCACGATCAATAAGATTATCTACACGGACATCTTCGCCTTTCATTAGGCGATTCATTTCATCTGTCCAACGTTCTATTTTACCCTGTGATCTAATTTCCTTGTCATCAAGTGTTTTAATTAAAGCAACTTGTTCTTGGCTCATAGATGTTTGTTCTATGTGTGCTTTAGATAAGAAACCAAAGATACCCATTGATGTTATAAACATTAACACAATGACTGCTATTGAAAGATAGGTTTTTAACCACCAGGCGGCTCGTGACCAATGTCTGTGTAACCATACTGCGGTAACAAGTTTCCCTATTTCTAAAGAAACACCCATGATAATGATTGGAATCACAGCCGCGGCGAATATAGCCGCCAATCCTGCCACCGAATAGTATATAGCTACCGCACTAATAGTTAATGCAGATAGAAATGTTAATATTCCTAATAACATACTGCTCCCTCTGTATTCTTTGTATAACATATTTATCTTAATTTTACCTTACAAACCGCCATCCTTGATGACCAGTTTCCCTACAAGCAACCTCTTTAAAGTGTCGTAGTTTACCTTTGTAATTTAATTTAGATAAAACTGTTCTACAATAACCACTTCCCATAGGATATGTACTTGCAACAAATACTTCACCATTGGTTCCAGTGTCATTATTATACCAACTTGTTGCTTGGCCAGTTTCATTGTTATCAAGAGCAAAATATATTGCTTGTTCTTGTTTCATTCTATCTTCAGCCGGTAATCTATACCAATGCCATTTAGTAAGATTAACAATAATACCTACATAACCACTGCTTGGTTGATATGTTGATTGAACACTTGATGTTGTGGTGTCACTAGTATTGTATGTTTGAACGTTCTTTGTAGAACTACAAGCCCCTAATATACTAAAAAGGGCTAGTAACAATATACCATTTACTAGTTTCATAGTCTTTTCCTTGCATTAGACAGGCATAGCCTTTTCTTTCGACCATCCTGCCATTAATGTTAACACTATACCAATGTTCGCGACATTCCTTTGCTATGCCCATTTTGGGTGGCAATAGCTTTTTGACAGGATCGTCGCTACATTCTGTGATTTGTGTGCTGTCAACTACACCGTTTTTTTCAATGATTGTTTTGTTAGTATCACAATACTGATGACCGTTTTCTTCTAGTGTTAGCTTGTTACCTGTGGCACTACAACCTGTAGCTACCATCATCAGAGCTATTATGTATAGAAGATGTTTCATACGGCTCTCCTAGTCGACTTGTTTAGCTGACTTGTTAATAGAGTTCGTATCAATCTTTACTTGAGAAGCTCTAATACCTTGTGCTTCTGCTACCAATTGATCAACAATCTCCTTATCAAGTTTCAACATTATGAAATGATGATACTTGCCATTTCTTTTGTACAAGTAACCTTCATTAGATGAATAATGTCTTACAACTGTATCTGTGATCTTGTTAACAACCAATACTTGAGACTGTGTAGAAGAAACCAAATTCTCTTCACTGCCACTATCATTATATTCGATTGTTGTTCGCTTGTTCACTGCACCGTTAATTCTATCAGCAATTTTAGTTTTTGCTAACTGCAATGATTTATCATAAGCCGCTTCTTTAAAGCCACTTACTGCACTACCACAAGCATAGTAGTAGTCTTTAGACCACCAAAACCAACCTTCAGTTCCAGTGTCCTTACACTTCATATACCAATTAGGTACTACGTCTTGTTGCTTTTCAACGACAGTAGTCATTGTTGAACAAGCTGACATCATTACCGCCATTGTTGCGACTAATGTCAGTTTTTTAAATGTGCCTTTCATTAAAGCCTCCATAAGTTTTTCTTCATTAAGTTTATATAATAGCACCGAAACAATCAAATGTCAATGATAATTTTGCCAAAAGTTAATTCCTACGCATTGTTGCAATTTCGGTTGCCGCCTTACGTCCTGACTTGTCTTCTTCGTCATCTGCAAAAATTGGAACCATGTTTGATTTGTGCATGGTTGCAATACCAATTAACCTACGTTTTCCTGTGTATTGCATAGGCTCTTTTCGTGTCGCAGTACCAAAACTTCTGTGCGAACTAGCACTTGGAATATTTGGAGTCTCTCTGCGAAAAGTTGATTCTGTGTGATGCCATGGTGTGCTTACCACAGACCTTGTTTTTACTTTGACTTTGCCGTGAACGTAATCGATGTATTCGGACAATGTCATTGTGTCCAATTTAGCACTTTTCAAAAATTTGTTGTGCTTTCGCCAAGCATCTTCATAGAATGAAGGATCCTTACGTTTTTTGGGTTTACGTTTCTTTGTGTTTAGTGTGGTAAGACCACGAGCTAGATGCATTGTCATATTGAGCCTCTTTCGTTATTATGTATATTTTACTATACAATGCTCTATATGTCAAGTCTTATATTGATTTTCTTTCTGGTCCATCTGATAATGGAATAAGGTCTGATGGGATTTTGGTACTGTCTACACAAAGAATTGATTCGACAGGTCTGAACCCATATGATTGGGCTACTCTTAGCATTACTTCATTTGTGTTTTGTTGAACATATGAAATACACTCTTCTGTTGTTTTAAAAGTAGGTTCTGTAAAAACAAACAGGTTTCGTTCACCGCCTTGACCGATACCGACCATGACAGCAACAATTAAAATTTTAAGCATTTATAGGGTTACCTTTCCTTCTTTGATGAGCTTCTTTCTGTTATTTAGATGTGCTTTCTCAACTTGGTCTTTGTTCTGGCCAGTGTACACAACTCCGTAACCCTCTTTGATCATTGTCTCAGTTAACTTCTTGCCATCAATTAAAAAGTCTCCAAGTATTCTGCCAAACTTTCCTTTTTTGTCTTCACCACTTCTATCAATTTGTGTTTTCAAAACTTGTTTGGAACCAACTGGCATCATGTCTTTAACAAACTGTTTAGATGCTAAACCAAATTTCTTTTCTACTTTGTCTCTTGTTCTTGATTCAGGAGTGTCTATGCCCATCATTCGGACACGTTCTTTGTGCATCCACATACCAAAGCCTAAGTCAATATCAACATCAACTGTGTCACCATCGACTACTCTTAGGATTTTACAGCGGTACTCGTACATTATCTACCTTGACCTCTGTAAAACTTATGGCTTCTTTTTTTGTGTTTGTTCATGGAACTCATCTTGCAAGATCTTTTACGTCCAGCTTGAGAAGTTGTCTTTGGTTGACTTACATGAACTGATTGTGTTTTGCCCCATGCGGCCATAACTGCTCCTTGTTAACTATGCAGTTATTTATCTTATGTGGCGGGAGTGAAGGGACTCGAACCCTCGGCCTTCCGCGTGACAGGCGGACGCTCTAACCAACTGAGCTACACCCCCATATGGTGGTGGAGGATACAGGAGTCGAACCTGCGACCTCCTGAATGCAAATCAGGCGCTCTCCCAACTGAGCTAATCCCCCAAAGTCTTAACCGCAACCGGATATACAAATCATCCAAGGTTGTCCAAATGCTATCTGATGTGCTACGTCTAAAACAATAGCTACACCCATTATCGTTACAAAAGTCATCATGTCACTGTTCCTTGTGTTGTGATAAAAACTAGCTTTATTATATAGTCATTTAATGAAGATGTCAAGTGCAACTTTTCTGTTGCTAGGTAAGTTGCCAACCCCGAGCGATTATGCCGCTAGGGCAAAATCCTCATTTACAACGGATTTCTGTTTACCGAAGTTAACAAAAGTCACGTTGTTTAGTGCATTATCGTTTGCATCTATACGTTTGTTCGCGTTAACCGAGCTTACATCCGGACAGTCTCCTTCAACCTTAACAAGCCAATCGATCCTAATTCCACCCCGTCGGGGGTATATTGAATTGGTGGAGTGGCCGGGAATTGCACCCGGGTCTTGCTCTTGTGACATACGTTGCTATCATCAATTGCTATGTATTTATAGCCTTATTTGTATAGTATGCACTTAATTGTGATAACTAATGTCAAAGGATTAACAATGCCAAAAATGAGAACATTTACATTCTTCGACGGAGATAAGACAGAAACCAAAGAATCAACTAGCTATAAAAAAGCGGTGAAGTCATATCAAGGTAGTACCAAAAGCAAAATTGTTAGAGTAGAGTGGGAAGCCAAAAAAGGTGGAGTGTATGAAAAAGAACAACTTCTGCCAATGGGAAGAAGTAAAAAGATAGGAAGATAGAATGGCTGGAATAAAGCAAAGAGGACCAAGATCTGAAAACTACAAAAGAACTGTGATCAGAGATGGTGTTGAAGTAGAAGTAAAACCTGTAAGATATTATGGTCCAGGAGCCAATGGTCGTATGTGTGGAGCCTATGCTGACACTGGTGATTTGATCATGGGCTCAGACGGAACGCCTAAACCTTTTAAAAGCATTAATTAACGATTAAAATTTTCGGGACGAGTCAGGTTACCTGCTATCATTCTTCCCCTGTTGTCAACAAGTTCGAATTCAAGTAACATTTTATTAGATATGTTTTTGATCTGAGCCGCTTCAAAGGCACTGATGTGGACAAACACGTCTTGTGAATTGTCGTCAGGGGTGATGAAGCCGTAACCTTTTTTGGAGTCAAACCATTTTAGTTTGCCTGTGATTCTTTCACTCATATTTTTTTTATTTCTTCCTGTTTATAATGTAAAAGTAGTATTTTCCTACCTTAATATTTACCAAAATGTTACGGATAATTATCTGCATATAGATATAGCACGAACATATGGATCATGCTATACCTAATATGAATTGTTTTTATAATGAGTTTTTCTTTTCTTGGATTTCTTTTCTACGTTCTTTGGCAAGTTTACCCATGTTACCTAAGGCTTTTCTTGCTCTTGCCGCCGCCGCTTTTACTGACTTGCTTTCAAAAGATTCTGATTCTTTTATGTAGCTTTCGTACTCGGCAACTATTTGTTCATGTATACTGGACATAATTATTCTCCTATATTCGTATGTAATTATTGTTTTAGGTGTTTGTAATGTGTATAATCTGGCTTATAGGCACCGTATTTGGCGAAATTACCCTCCAGCAAATACGTTTGGTGAGCCTGCCGCAACCGAAGTACACCCAGATATTGCGTCTCCAACCCTGCCCGTTCCTACATTATTGGTTTTGACTGTGGTTGATCCTGTGGCAATTGGTGCCGCGTGTGGTGGACATGGAACACCTGGCAATAGGTGTGTGGTGTTGTTGTCACCTTGTCTTGAAACTGGAATGTTGTTTGCAAATACATTTGGAGAGCCCACTGCTCTAGTCATGCCTGTACAATGTGTAACATCTGCATCACCTATTCTAGTTACTGCTGGCATAGTATCTCTCCCTTTTCATTAGTTCTTGTAACTTTGTATTCCATTGTTCGATCTCTTCATGTTGTTCTTCTGTGTGAGGTTCTGGTGGAACCTCAGGTGCAAACTCTATCACATGATCAAATTCGTTTGGTATTTCATCATACTGTGTGTAGGTGACGAGTTTACCTTTGTCTTTTATAACAAACTTGTGCATATTAATATTTATGTAAGATTATTTACGAACAACGTCAGCCATGCCGGCTGGTGCTTGTACAATACTGCTTGTCTGATTTGTGTATGCGTCTGCAAATTGTTTTGCTGTTTTGTGTATTAAAGTGATTGCACTATGCTTAATACTGTATGACAAAGCCATGTCGGCAGTAAATAAAAACTGTTGTAATCCTATACCTTTTTGGCCTGCGACTAATGTCAAAGGTTTGTTTACCTTGATCTTGGTGTCATCATCTGCTTCAAACTTTCCAACAAGCTCTTCGCCAGATGTAAGTTTAATAGTTATAACGTCTCCAACTTTATAAGGTGTTTCAATTAACATTTAATCTCCTAGTGTGCATGGTTCATTCCGTGTTGTTCCATGTGTTCTACTAATTGTTCATACCCTCCTACATACTTACCGTGCAGTATTATCTGTGGAGCAGTTCTTGGCATAGGTAATCCGTTCACTTCAAACTCTTTCATAAGTGTTTCTACTTGGATATCCTTTCCAATAATGCTTTCCTGATATGGAATGTTCTTGCTTTGCAATAATGCTTTTGCTTTTACACAAGAAGGACAGTTAGGTTTACTATAGACGACGGTAGTGCTAGGAGTAGCTTGTCTAGTTTCCATTATAATTTAAATCCTTTTAATTTATCTTTGTTTACGTCTTGTTTGATTCCGCCAACGATGTAGCTTTCAACTTCAGTTTCTTGTGGTGCAACCTGAAGTCCTGCTGAACTCAACCAATGTTGTGTCCATGGTAAAGGGTTTTGTGTGGTTGGTGTATCAAAGATTGGTTTGTAACCTAATGCTTTTAATCTTCTATTGGCAATATATTCTACATAACTGCCTAACAGTCTTTCATTCAATCCAATGATTGATCCGTCTTTCATTAAGTATTTTGCCCAAGCCTTTTCTTCTTCAACACAGGCTTTCCACATTTCATAAACTTCATCTTCACACTCTTTGGCAATCTTTGCCATGTCTGGATCATCTTCTCCACGCATCCAGTTCTTTAATACGTGTGAACTTAATGCAAGATGTTGTGCTTCATCTCTTGCAATCAAAGAAATAATCTTAGCTGAACCTTCCATAAGTTTCAGTTCGCCAAATGCAAAGGTACAAGCAAATGAAACATAAAATCTTAAACCTTCTAAGATGTTTACGTTCATCATTGCTAGATACATTTTCTTTTTAACATCTAACATTGTGCCTTTTTTCAAATGTGTAAACTTGTCTGCGGCTTCTGTAAACGCATCATAGTTTTTGGTTACAGAAATAGCTCTTTCAATAATTTTGTCATCATCTAAAATAGTATCTAATACTTCACTTGGATCAGCATAGACATTTTTCATGATGTGTGTGTATGAACGTGAATGGATTGTTTCAAAGAAATCCCAAGTAACAATACAACCTTCTAGTTCTGGAATACTTACGTGTGGTAGAAAAGCCAAGCATGGACCTCTACCCTGTACACTATCTAATAGTGTTTGATATTTTAAGTTTGATGTGAATATATGTTTCTGTTCAGGACGAAAGTTCGCATAGTCTGATCTGTCTTTTTGCAGACTTACTTCTTCAGGTCTCCAAAAATAACCTAACATAGTTTGATTAAGTTTGTCAAACACAGGGAACTTGAATACATCATATCTCTGTGTGTTCTGGTCTGCTCCAAAAAACATATATTGCTTTGTGAAGTCAATTTTTTCTCTATTAAAAACTGTCTTTGCCATCTTTTTCTCTTTCTACTCTTCTACTCTCTTTAAATTAACATCACTTTGCAAATACGTCAACCTTAAATTGCACATGATTCACAAACTTCATCCTCATCTTCAGCCTTTACTTGACTGTCTGTTAAACCAACTTGTGGTTCAAATGGTTTTTCTTTATAAGCGATCTCAGTTTTGATTTCATCTTCACTAGGATCAGTCTTAAAGTCATATGTGTTTTGGTAATAAGAAGTTTTCCAACCATACTTATAAGTGGTTAGCATATCTTGTAGCATAACACTCATTGGCACTTCATTGTTTTCGAAGTGTGTAGGATTGTAACTCCAGTTACCTGAAATTGCCTGATCAAAAAACTTTTGCATCACTGCAACAATTTTTATATAACCCTCATTACTTGGCATATCCCATAATAACGTATAGTTATTCTTTAACGTTTGATACTGTGGAACAATCTGCTTAAGAGGCCCTTTTTTTGACTTCTTAATGGACAAGAACCCTCTAGGTGGTTCGATTCCGTTTGTTGCGTTCGACACAATGGAACTGCTCTCCGAAGGCATCTGTGCGGACAATGTTGAGTGCCGTAGACCGTGAAGTCCAATGCTCTTGCGAAGATCATCCCAGTCATATTTTAACGTGATCGAACAAACTTCGTCCAGTTCCTTTTTGTATGTATCAATTGGTAATATACCATCACTGTATTTAGTACGATCAAAATATTCACACTTGCCTTTTTCCTGTGCTAATTTATTACTTGCTACCAATAGATAGTATTGAAATGCTTCTGTTAGCTCATGCACTTTAGTAAGTGCTTTTTTATCATTATACTTAACACCATTCTTTGCAAGGTAATGTGCAAGTCCAATATATCCAACACCAAGACTTCTTCTTGCTTTGGTTGAAACTTCTGCGGCTTTCACAGGATAACGTTGGTAGTCAATAACTTCGTCTAATGCTCTAACTGCCAAGTCACATAAATCTTCTAACTCCTCAAGATCTTTTAATACACCAACATTGATTGCAGATAAAATACAAAGTGCTATCTCACCGTCAGGATCATCAATGTGTTGCAATGGTTTAGTTGGCAAAGTAATCTCTTGGCAAAGGTTGCTCATGTAAACAGGATCTTTGAAAGAGCTGTGTGTGTTTGCATGATCAACATTCATGATATATATTCTTCCTGTTTCTGCACGTTCTTTTATTAATGCAGAAAACAATTCCATTGCTTTGATCTTCTTTTTCTTAATTGAAGTTTTGCGTTCATATTTTTCATACAGTTCTTGGAACTTTTCTTGATCTGCATAAAATGAATCATATAACTCTGGAACATCATGTGGAGAAAATAAAGTTATCTCTTCGTCATTTAAAAGTCTTTCATACATGACTTTGTTTAATTGAATTGAATAATCTAATCTTCTTACTCTGTTATCTTCTGTTCCTTTGTTATTCTTTAGCACTAGGATATCTTCTATCTCATAATGCCAAAAAGGAAAGTGTGTTGTTGCATTACCACCACGTACTCCATTCTGTGTGCAACATCTTACAGTTGATTCGAATTTTTTAAGAAAAGGAATTACTCCTGTGTGTGCAACCTCACCACCTCTAATTTTAGAATTGATGGCTCTGATTCTTCCTGCATTGATTCCAATACCTGCTCTCTGTGCCGTGTATCTTCCTATGGCCATATCGCTAGAAAAAATGCTGTCAAGTGTATCATCTATGTCCACTAATACGCAAGAAGCAAATTGTCTCAACGGTGTTCTCACACCTGCCATAATGGGAGTAGGAATATTAATTTTAAATAATGATGTTGCGTCATAGTATCTTTTTACTATAGACATTCTTTTATCTTTAGGATAATCTGCAAATAGTGTTGCCGCAATCATCATGTACATCACTTGTGGTGATTCATGTATGTCACCTGTGCTTCTATCTTGCACAAGATATTTGTCAACAATTTGTCTCAGTCCTGCATAGGTAAAATTTTCATCTCTACTATGTTTGATCCAACTATTCAACTTCTTTAATTCTGTTTGTGTATATTTTTCTTTGATAGCAGGGTCGTATACGCCTCTATCAATATTTCTATCTATTATTTTTGTAAGCGGAATAGGAGTGTATTGTCCAAACGTTTCTTTGTAAATCGGATATAACAACAATCGTGCCGCAACATATTGATAATTGGGGTTATCCAATGTGATCAAATCGTTAGATGATTTAATTAATATTTCTTGTATTTCTTCTGTTGACATTCCATCATAAAATTGTATGTTCGCAGTCATCTCAACTTGCGAAGCACTAACATTTGATAGTCCTTCACAGGCTTCTTCTACTACAAAATGAATTTTATTGATGTCTAATGGTACACTTGTTCCGTCACGTTTAATGATATGAATTCCGACGCCGTTTGACATTCTCAATAACTCCTGTTAATTTTTAATCTACTACGTGATGATATTGTATTTATTGTAATGCTGGCATCGTGTAAATGCGTTGTGAAACAAAATTTGTGGGTAAGTCACTCTTTTGAACAACTTCATTGTACTTGTAACACAAAACGTAATTTCCAATACAAACAGGATAACATAATTCATCTTCTTCGTAGTCCTTAACTATATGTATCTCGAATTTGTCTCGAGAAAACCTATTAGTTAATTGTAAAGTGTAACATACTCCAAGGCTGTTTGTCAAGTCGCAAATGCTGTTTTGAGCGAGAAGTTCCCATGGAGTGGGCCAAGTGTCCATATTCCACGGATCTACACTCAGTTTACTCCTTGCCAACTTGTTGTAATAGTTTATTACGTCCTGAAAAGGATTGAGACTTACCTCTAGTTGTTTTCTAAATTGTGTCCAGTTAACGAGTTTAAGCTCGTAATTGTTGTGGGGCATATTAAGTTTTGTATCTTAATTTAAATAATATGTCACCTGTGTCAGACGTTGTCGTGTTCTTCATTGAAATTACAACTGTGTCGTTAGTTGCATCACTGTTTTCATCTGCAAGTGCAACGGAAAATTCTATATTGGTAGCATAACTGCTACTTCCAAGATATGTGTAGTCATCTGTAACAGATGCAGTACCATCAGCTAGGTTAACCAATATGTCTAGTTTACCTTCTCTGACTGCATTTACTTGACTTGATTTGTAAATGTATTCTACTTCTACATTTCTTGTAGCATAACCTGGACATCTTAAAACTCTTACTGCTGAGTTTTGTTGTGTCACCGGAAATCTATAACTGTATGAATTATCAAACACTCCAGGGCCTTCTACTTCCGGAATGTATCTGTATCCTGAAATAAAGTTTTGATTAAAACTAAGGTCGCTTGTTCTTGTAAAAAAGTCATCAGTTGAATAATTGCTAAGAGCAGTACCATCTGTAAATTTTATAATGCTGTGTGATGCGTTTCCTTCATTACCACCATTGTTTCCTACACTTGTAAACCTGTTGTTGTTTGAACTGTTGAAGTTTCCTTTGTGTATGAAAATTCCTTGTTGGTCAATGTCATGAAACTCACAGTTTGTAAATGCGTTTCTTTGTGGACCTGTTGCCATACCTTGTTGTCCAATGGTTGTGTTGGCTCCAAAGTATACTCCGTAACTTAACGTGTCAAACTCACACTTGTCAAATGTATTTTCTACCACATCAAAATCTGAAACAACACCTGTACCAAATCCTTTTATCTTAACATTCTTAAATTTGTTTCTATTACAACTTACCGCAGTTGATAAACTGTTCATTCTAATTGCATTCTGATTGGCACCTGCGGCTGTACCACTTGTCCAACCACCTTGAATAATAAGATCTTCAAAGGTACTTTCTTTACATGAAACCAAACTAATTCCTAAGTTTGTTGTATTCTGTATGATAGTAAATCCTTTTAATAAAATTTTCTGTGCTTGATTAAGTGTTGTGCTTGAACTGTCTTGTGCATAACTTCCTGGTGTTGAACCTGAATTTACAGTTTCAAACACAGGTGCATTTCCACCTTGTGTAATTTTTACTTTGTCTTGTCCTGCACCAACGATAGTTGTATAAGGTGGCAGTTTTAAACTTGCAGACAATAAGTATTCACCTGCTGGTATTTCTAATGTAACTCTACTTGCAGTTGATCCTTTGGTTGCACTATTTAAATAAAGCTGGTCAATGGCTCTTTGCATAACCACTGTTTGATCTGAACCATCACCTGATGCTCCAAATGATTTAACACTTACTTTTTCATCTAATCTTTCTTGTAGTGTTCTTGCCACAGGTAACATTGAAGTTGTGCCTGTTTGCATTGTAGCAACGTTCTTTTGAAATGTGTATTGATCTGCGAAACTGAACAAGTTATCATGTTCTGTTAGTATCTTGCTATTACCTACTGCTGGAGATCCTTCTGAAACTGAACCATTACCTATGTACAGTTCACGTGTGTCTACTGCCCAACCAAACTCACCACCTGCTAGTTGTGGAATGCCTGAGCCAACATTTTTTTGACCTCTACGTACTTGAATTCTTGATATTTGTACTATTGCCACTGCATAACTCCTTATAGTTATATTTATGCAAACTGGTCATAGTATAGATACACCCTATCCCACCATTTAGACTCCCATGATTTAAATTCATCTGGGTATATGTCAAATTGTTGATATTCATTGTTTCTACTGCACATAAACACATGGCCTTCCTGTATATTAGTGCCATATATTTCGTTGTGTGCTAGGGCATAGGCAGTGAGCTGAAGTTTGTAATCTTCTACCCATTCTTCTTTCTTAGGCTTGTTTGTTTGTTTAAAGTCCATGATGCTTTCCGCACCGTTAAAGACGCCTACGAGGTCTGTAGTGCCGGCGTAAATCTTAGGATGGTATAATTGTACCTCAGACCCCCATATTTCGTCTATTTTACTTAATGCTTTGTCTTTTATGGTCGTTGCCATCTTGTTTGCTTGTTGGCTGTAAGGGTTTGATCCAGCAGATGGCCAGTTGCCTGTTTCAACATAATCTTCAAGAAATTTGTGCATACGTGTTCCTATACTAGCGGCCTCTGTTGCTATTTCGTTTGCCTTTGTTTCACCAACCCTTTTACGCCATTCTATCAAAGAAGTTTTGTCCTTTGTTTTATCTAGTATGGTTGTAACACTTGCAACACTATTGCCATCTGGACAAGCATAAAGTCTTTTGCCATTGACACTTTCTTTTTTAATTTCTTCGTAGTTGAACTTTTTAATTAGTAGTGTCATCTGCTTTCCATTTCGCTTTAAAATTAATAACCAACACACTTCTATCATTTGCACTAGGATAAGTTAAATGGTTTACATTGCCATTCAATATAACAAGTTTGCCTGGTGCGGGTTTGATTTCTATGTGTTGTACTTCTGTGTTTGGATGTCCTAATAAAGTTACAAGACTGCCATCTGATTCAGCAAAATACATCACTGTGCTAATTAATGATTCTTCATTTGTATGGTTATGTACTTTTTGATATCCGTGTGGTTTGTAATCTATGTACCAACTGTGTACTGCATTAATTTCTTCAATTGGAATATTATTTTCTTGTAGTTTCTTTAATGTAAAATCATAGAATCCTAAAGATATGTTATTAATATCACAGGTGTTTTGTGTTCTGTCATCATAGTCTGTGGTTTCCACAAAACTTCTAATCATTACGTGTTTGATGTTTTCCCAATCAGGATACTTTGTTTCTATGACAAATTGTCCAGGTGCAAAATAACTATTTTCCATCTTTCATCCAGTCATGTCTATCAGGGTCTAATTTATGCACCATGCCTGGAATAGGCTCATCAGGAGCAAAGTATTCAAAGTCAAAGTCAACAACAAATGTTCTACGTGGTTTCTTTGCAGGATATACACCATGCCATACTCTGCCGTCAAGTATTACAGTTCTACCTGGATAAGGACCAAACTGTGTCATTAACTGTGAACCATCTGGATTAGGCATCAAAGTATAAAGCATACCATTGTCTGCAGATTGTTCATTGGTTCCTGTTGTAGGTTGGGCATCCATTGCCATTACCATACTAATACACATTGGACCGTGATTGTGTATTGCTTGATAACCTCCATCGTTATAATCAACACACCAACACTTGCTTACCTTTATTGATTTAATAGGAACACGATTACGTCTAATTTGTGACATGACCCATTTCAATAGTTTGTCCCAATTGATATTGTCAAACTTGTTTTGATCAATGGGTGGAAAGTTAGATCCAGGATTAGCAGGGTTAACTTCAAATTCTGTTTCGTTCAGTGTTTGTGAACTTGGAAATCCTACTTGCTCTGGCGTGTCTGGATTCATCTTATCCGAACGCACTACATTGCCTCCCCATTCAGGTAAGTTCTTAGGAGTCACATCATATTGATATCCTCTGAAAGTAGTTTTAATTTTGCTTTCGTCTTCGCCTCTGTATTCTTCGTTCTCAAATAACTTTAAAAAATCTTCATAGAATGGACACTTGACATCAATTATCCATTGGTTCATTGCACTATGAAATTCTGTGTTTGAATTAGGATTTACGTTTGGAGTACCTTCATATGGATCCGGAGCCATGTGTTCTGTCTTCTCAACCATTTACTACCTTTCTCAGTTGTGATTTAGGAACATCAATGTGTCTTTTATCACACTCTGTATCTATCACACAAATGTTGCACTTGGGCTTTTTACTTTTGCACACTCTTTTTGCATGAGTTATAAGTTGCATATGAGCGGCGTACTTGTACTTATCGGGTGTAGATTCGTTGACAACAATACTTGACTTGCCTTCATCTAAACTATCTGTCCAACCCAATCTCCACAACAATCTAAACACATGAGTATCAACTGCTATGTAAGGTTTATTAAACACAAACCTCATTACAATGTCAGATGACTTTTTACCTACACCTGGTAACTTCATTAGTTCTTTTTGTGTGTCAGGAACACGACCATCGTACTCCTCTAATAATTTTTTACTTGTTGCAAGAATGTTTTTGCTTTTTGCATTATATAATCCTGCAGGCTTGATTGCTTCTATCACTTGTTCCTGTGTGAGCTTTATCATTTCTTGTGGAGTTTCAGCTAATGCAAATAATTGTTTACAAGCCACAGCCGTTCTTGCATCTTGGCTTTGTGCTGACAACATAACTCCTATTAAACTTTGATAAGCTCTGCTATGAATCTTTGCGGCAGGCTTGGCGTTCCTATACTTAGGCCAATAGTCAGAAAGTCTTTCGTAAATTGTTTCAATCTGTTTTTGTGTTTTCATCTGTGGTTGGCTCTTGTTCTAGTTCATCTAACATTTCATCATATGACTTGCCTGGATTTTCCCAACTGCTATACATATTAGGTTCTTGTGTATAGTAAGGATCATTAAAGTTGGGATCATCAACTCCTTCTACTGCATTAACTTCAGGTATGTAATGCTTCAACATATTTTCTACACCAAGTTTCAATGTTACTGAACTACTAGCACAACCAGAACAAGCACCTGACATAAGCATCAATGCAACGCCTGTGTCCATATCAAAGTCTTGTAACTTAACAACACCACCGTGCATCTCTACACTAGGTTGTATGTTCTTTTCAACTATTGAATTTATCTCTTCAACTATTTGTTCTTTTGTTCTACTCATAATGGTATGTAGTTCCTATCTCTTCCGTCTGTGTTAATTGTAAATGTAATTCTATCGCCTGTGCTTTTACTTGCCTGTGTCTTGTGAGTCATCCATCCTGGGAACAATAACACGTCGTTGGTCTTCACATGAACTTCTTTCCAGTAATCATGAATTGTGTTTTCTGGTATTCTTGAATAGTGTGTCCAGTTAGTTCTCAACAACTGTTCAAACATAAGATTACCGCTATCTTCAGGTACCTGCACATAGGCTGATACCACCACATTGGTTGAACCATGATCATGAGGTAATGTATGAGCATTTATATTGTGTATATTGGTCCAACTTCCTGTGGCTACAATGTCTGTAAACTGAATGTCCCATTCACGTAAACAGATGTCTATTTTTGGTTTTAACCAAATCATAAATTCTCTATTGCACTCCCACTCGTGTGGTGGGTTTGGATGTCCTGCCGTGGACTTTCCGCCATCAGCTTCTGTCTGATGAAACTCAGCTTCTTTGGCTTGGTAGTCTAAGAATGCCTGTACATCAAAGCCAGGTTCATAATTATATTTCCAAACTAGGTTAGGTAGTATTTTTACTTCGCTCATTATTATACCTCATTTACACAAAGTATATAACAAAAAATAGATTATGTCAAGTTAAAGAGCGGCGTTGGTTGCTCTTTTTGCCATTTGGTCGACTGTTGCATCTGCTGGATCAGTAGTTTTAGTCATTGGCTCTTCACTGTCAGCTTCTTGTTTTGTGGTTAATGTTACACCTTTGTCATCAAAATTTTTGACAAGTTTTTGAACGTCTGGATTGGCATCATATATTTGTTTGAAGCCATCATAGTCAAACTGTTGTAGATCCATGTTGGTCATTATTTGATTGAGTGCTTCAAAAGACAGATAGGCAGACTGACCTTTACTGTCAGCACTACCTATCATATTTCTAAATGTTGAGATTAACGCCTCTTTTGAATTTGACGCTTCAGTTACTTTGGTTCTTGTGGAGCCTTTTTTTTTGAGTCAGTTAATAACTGACCTAATCTTCTGCTACGTTCAACGGATTCTCGTTTTTCCCTGTCCGCTACCTCTTCGCCTCCTGTTGCTGGTTCACTTGCTCCGAACTCATCATCAGTTGCTACTGGTTCAGCACCGGCCTCCTGGTCAACTGTTGGTTCCATTGGTTCCTCAGCTGGAGCTTCTGGATCTGCACCCATTGGCTCTGGAGCACCTTCGCCTGTTACGATGGCTACGCCACCTGTTAGTGCTTCTCTTGTAGTTTCAAAAACTGTATATAAATTTTCAAGTGCTGGTTTTACAGTATTGATGAACTCTTCGCTTTTCTCTGATCCTAATTCATCTCTGATCTTATCGCCTAGTTCAAGCATTGATTCAGTTTGCATTTCTGCTGTATCTTCCATCCAGCCTGTGAGTCTATCCACCATGTCCTTTGCGGCCATAACTAATGTTGCTTTATCTTCTTCACCCTCTATTAATTTAATGTAGCCTTCTAATGCTTCATTCATTTCTTTCTTGCAATCTTTGATTAACTGCTTTAATTTGTCTTTGTCTGCATCTGGGTGCATTTTCAACATTTCTGCTTCGGACATTCCATCCTTGCACATTTTCATTACGTGTGCTTTTGATGGCATTTTACCTTTTTCTTCTTTTTCTTTGATGTCTTTAGCTTCGTCGTCTTTACCTTGCTTTTTAAGTATTGCTTTCTTTAAGCCTGCTGGTAATTTTTCTTGACCTTTTGTTAAATCTTCATCAGCTACATCTTCTTTTTTAGCTTCTTTATCCTTAACAGCCTTTTTCATTGGCTCTTTCTTATCGCCATCACCATCTATATCGATATAGTCTGGTTTAGCTTTAGCTCTTTCTTCAATTTCTCTGTTGATTACGTCTAGGAACATTTTGCCTTTTTGGTAGGCATCGCTTGTATGAACTGTTTCGAAACTTTCGTTGGTTTCAACTTGACTTAATTGTGTTCTAAGTTTGTTACGAGCATCTTCAAGTTGCTCATTAGTGAAATCGTTCAAACGAAGTTTGGTTCCGAATGTTTTTGCCAATGACTCATTTAAGTCTTCAGCTGATGTTATTTTAAGTTCATTTAGTTTCATAGCACCGTTCCTATATGTTATTATTATTTATCATCAATCATCAAATATGTATTCGTCTAATTGGCAGATATAGTCGTATGTATGGTCTTTTGCAAGTTCAAACCGCATATAAGCCATCTCTTTGCGTGTTTCGTCCTGGGTTTGCTCTATGGTATTCTTGTGAAATATGCTGTCCATGTAGTGTTTATTAAGTTTTGAGTCCAAATGTAGGACTGTGTTCAATGTTTGCTTGTCTGATCTAGCTCTTGCTTTAGCATAAGCAATGGCTCCACGTTTACTAAAGGTTGTGCCTACTCGTTTATGGGTACCAACATCAAACAACAGATATCCACCATCTTTTTTGGATTCTCTGAATATTGTGTTCTTGATTCTTACTGATTTGCCTTTGCCCTTCACATAAGGCATATGGACCTTTTGAAGGCCATTTTCCATGATTTCATCTAGGGCTTTTTGTAATTTAGTAGGATTCATTTGCAATTACCATTACACTTCCATTATTGGTAATTTTACTTACCAGAGCTTTTCTAATAAGCCCTTCAATAACGAAACGTTCGCGTTCAGGAAAACTAATTAGGGGCATTGGATAATCCTGCATTCTAGCAAGAACTTCCTTCTCTTCATTAGTTGTTTGTATACTGAATTCACCTACCAGTTCATTAAGTTTCATTAGACTACCTTACCAGCCATTGAATTACCTGCGGCTTGGTCTGCTTTCTTTTTTACTATAGAATCTAGTTCTTTTTTATTATAAACAAATGCTTGTGGCTCTCCAGGTTTTGCTTCTGGATTTTTAAGTGTTACCATATCACCCTTTACATCGTCAATATCAAATTCAGTTTCTTTTCCACTTTGCGTTGGCATTGCGATTGAACTACCTTTCTTTAAGATAGCATTCGAAACTTTACTCTGTGCTTTTTGTACGGCTTTCACTGCCGCTTGGCCAATACCTTTGGCTTTATTGGCTCCTACTTTTCCAAGTTGAGCTCCCATTCTTACACCAGCCTTCGCCGCCGCGGATCCCATTTTAGCACCTACACGACCTATGGCCGCTCCTATTGCCGGTACTACCTCTACAACCTTGCCGTCTTCCTTGGGCTTGATGAATTCGTTTGCTCTCATTACTTGCTTCTTCTTCCTGGTTTAAACTTGCGGGCCTTTTTTGCTTTCACAGGTTTATACCTTCTTTGTGTATTCTGTACGTTTGCTTTTGTTAAACGTTTTGTTAAACCACCAGCTCTTTTAATACGAGCTGATTTAACTTTCATAACACTTGAACGTCTAGCCTTTGCTCTTTTTAAATTAATAGCACTTCCTACTTTCTTCTGTGCATTACAGGTACTAGGTTGTGCAACAATTCTACCTTTACGTGTTCCTGAGGTACATCTATATTTACGTACAAGTTTGCCTTTGTTTCTACCCCAAATTTGAACTACGCCTTCCTTAATAGATTCTGTCATTATTTCTTTTATCAACATTATCTTCTACCGGCCTTGTTTAATGCTTGTACTCTACGACTTGCAGGATTTACTCTTTTAGTTCTGCGAGCCTTTCTCATCATTTTAGCCCCAATCCTTGCTCTTGTACGTTTCATTGTTATTCTAGCTTTCATGTTGGGGGAGGCAAAACATTGACTCATCTGTTTTACAATACGTCCTTTGCGTCTACCAGCTGTGCAACGATACTTTCGCACGACCTTCTTACCAGATCTTGCCCATATCTGCTTCTCAGTTAATGATTCATATATTTCACGTACTAGCATACGTGTATTTATGTTGTTAAAGATGTAAAGTAATTAGGTTGGATTATGTAAAGTTGATAAGGACTACGACTACTGTTGAAAGCAAACCAGCTATAATTGTGCCTGTTGCACCTATAATAACTTTTACCATTGACTTATTACCATGTGTGATATCGGCGTGAACGTGTTCAACTTTGGCTTCGATCTTGCTGAGGCGAAGCTCTAAATTGTTATATCTCTGTTCGCACAAATCAACGTGTGCTTCTAAGTTTTCTCTTTCTAAACTAGTGGCTCTTGCCATCTTTTTCTCTCCGTTCCTTATTCTATCGTGGAAGGGGCCTATAATCAAATCGCCTAAAGTAAGTTTGCCTAATACTTATATATTTACCGTGTGCCTACTGCTTTTTATCTGCTAACTTAAAAATGATGTTTTTACTAGCATCATCTTTTGTTCTGAAAGCATTATTATTTATCGTAACAGATTCAGTAAGCCCTGCAATAACAGGCACCAAATCAAAGTCATCTACCAATGCATCAACGGTCAAAGCACCTTCCTGCTCAATGTTAAACTTGAAGTGCCATACATTGTGTTTGCCTTTAAATGATTGACCAAACTCACTATCAGTGATGTCCAATCCACTAACCATAATAGGTTTTTCGTTGAAGTAAGGGTTTGCTCTAAGTCCTATGACTTGTAAAAATGTGTTCCAATTTGCTTGTTGGTTGATTGCCAAACGATCTTCACTACGGAATTTGGTTTGTCCTGTGTTTGTTATGTCAATCAATGTTGCGACTTCGAAGTTCATATTACTACTTATAGCCATAAAAAAAGGGCTCGAATAAATCCGAGCCCTTTAGTGTGTTTAGTTTTGCTAAACTTCTTACTAACTTAGACTTACGCCGCTGTTAATGTAGAAGCCGCAACAACAGTTGATCCAGAAACGTCAATGTCGTTTGGTCCTACTGCTGTACCTAAGTGTCTGATAGCCGCTTGTAAAGAAGCCGCGTCCCACTGTGAACTATCAACTAAGATAGTTGCCGTTCCTGCGTTGGAATCAGTGAAAGATGCACCTAGTGTGTTAGTTGCCATCATAATTGCTTCAACAACTTCGTTAGCCGCGTCATCTTCTGCTCTGATGTCTTGTGCTGAGTTTGAAGCATTTTTTACTGTTACTAAGAAAGCGCCGATGTTAGCACTTGTTCTGTAAGATCCTACAACATAGTTGCCGAATCCTGATACTCTACTTGGTCCTGCCATTTTATTTCTCCTATTTTCTAATGGCCTTAGAGCGTTCTCTTGCTCTTTGGTTACAAGTATTTATATTATTTTGGAAAAAAGTATGATTATCGGTTCTTTTTGGCTCTATTTTCTAAACTTCTAAGCATTTGCACATATCCGGGGCCTGCTTTTACTATGTTATCTACTATTAGAATTGCAGGCAAATAACTTTTTACAAACTGTGATGGAATGCTTTTGCCGTCTTTGGCCATTTCTAAGAACTTCTTTGTACCAACTAAATTTTTAGATCCAACAAGATATCTATACAAAGACAAGTCTCTTGCAGTGACTGATATGTCAGGCATACTTACTGTTGGTTCATTGTCTTTAACTGTGCTTGTTTCTAAATCTCTCTGTGCAACAAGTTCTTCAAGATGTACAATTAAATCACTTGATCTAAGTTTTGCTCTTGCGGCAATGGACAATCTTGTTGCTAATCTTTTCTTGTCCATTGTTGTTAATGATTGAAAACTCATTAACGATCTTCTAATTGATTTGTAATCTGCGTTGGATATTCTTAATGCAGATTCTAATCCTATAAATGTTTCACTTGTTCGTGATGCTTGACCGTTGCCAAGTGTGGTTAGATATCTATTCAAACCATTAAGTGGCACACTGGTACGCCTTGCCACTAGTCTAGCACTATCGGGATCTTTAAGTTTGGAAAGAGCTTCATCATCTCCATTTGCGAAGTAGATGAAATTATGCAAGTCTGTGCCATGTATCTGAAAACGTCTATAGGAAGTATCGTGTGTTTTCTTTGCATAAGCCATAGCAATAGGCACATACCTTGGATATTTTCTCAATAGTTCTAGAACTAGTAAAGACAAGTACAATCTCTCGCAACAATCATTGTAAGTGAGTTTTAAAACATCACTTGAGTTACGAGTCATTCTTGCTTCATAGAGTTCCTCTATAAAATCAAGTTGCATTAGTTAGGCTCCTTGTGCGTAACTTGTAGCCATTCTATCGATTTCGTCATCGCTAGGCTCTCTTCTATCATCATCGTCGTCATCATCTGCAGATGGTTCAGGATCTTTTACAGAACCAATAGCAGGATCAGGCATCTTTTGTCCAACTGCCATTGCTTGTTTGATAGTTTTCACATCAAGCTCACTTACTTTTTGTAAGTCGCCAAAGCTAGTTGGTCCGCCTGGTGTGCCGAAACGTGTCAATGCATCACCTAACTTCGATAATTTATTTCCTAGTGCGATAGCTTCATCGTCTTTGTTCATCTTCATGCCCATGTCCATTATGACTCTACCAATCTTTGCCATTTTGTTTTCTTGTGATTGGCCTCCTGTCATTCTTGGATCTTCAGGAATAAATTCATTCGCTTTCATGTTTGCTCCTTCCCTTTTGATTGCTCTATTAGCCGCACTAAATCCAGCACGATTAACAAATTTTAAATCTCCACCTTGTCGTGACATAACATAACCTTCGCCACCTGGAGTATCACCTATTGATGCTTTGACATCAGTTGACTGTGCGTCAAGCTGTTTGATAATGTTATCCTTAACATTCATTATGCCGGATACCACTTGCCATAAAGCACCAAAGGCTTTCATGTTTTCATTTATGTAGTTGATTATTTTTTCTTGTTTAGGTTTACTGACAACACTACTTTGTAACCAACGTACAAAATCTCTGCCTAAATTGTTTAAGCCTGTATCTACCTTGCTGTTTGTATAACTGTAAAGTATGTTTGAAAAGTCTGAGACTTTCATTTGTTTTAATTTATTTTTGTCCAATAAAGAATCTAATGCACTTGCGTTTGCATTAATGGTTGCACTTAATTTGTTTATGCCACTCATATCTATTTTTGGTGGCTGTTGTACAGTGACAGGAGGCAACACTAATAATTTGTTACCTTGAAATATATCATAATCTGTTAAAGGCTTTTCAGTTCCATCAGGGTCAACTATTCTATGAATCACTACCCCAGCATCCGATTGGGCAATTCGTTTTCCTATGTCACTGTCAGCTTGTACCGAATAGGAAACCAATTGCGGTTTAAAATTAAATGTGCCATTTTTTTCTTCGGGCCTGTTAAAATATAACAAGTCGCCTTTGAAGTAGCCTCTATAATCTTCAGGTATTGCCTTTTCAAACACAGGAAAAACATTTTTCATATTATTTGCAAATGCCTTGTAACTGTCTGGCTTCTCGCCACCTTTACCTCTGCCTAATAACATTTTCTCAACGTCATCTCCTGATTTACTTTTTCCATCATAACCTTTTGCAACAAAGCCTGACTTGTCAGTGAAAATAAAATCACCCTTGTCATCTCTGCCAAATATCACTGCTGGACTTCCGTCCCATTTAATTGTTGTGGATTGTGTGTCACCTGCCGCCAAGTCTTTGAAAGCTTCTAAAACTCTGATAGCACCTTTACTACCTTCAAAGAAGATTACATCTTCTGCATGGTCAATACGAGCACCTTCATTTACTATTTTAAATTCTTCAAATTTCATTACGGTAACTTCAAGCCTTCTTTGTCAAAGTAATCCTTTGCGTCTTTAACTAGATTTTCATAGTTGGGATCTGTTTTAATTTTAGCATTGATAGTTTCAACACTTCTCATATCGTCAGCACTTGCTCCATCTCCTAGCAATACTTTTGCTACCTCATTTGGATCTTTGGTTACTGGCTCGTTAGTGATTCTATCTACCAACCCATTTGTTGGTGACCATTTGTAACCCTGTGCTTTTGCAACAGAGGCAATCATGATCATTCTGTGTTGTCCTTTGAATTCACTATCTGCCGCACCACGCAAGGCAAACTTCATAAACTTGGGATCACCAAACATAAGATCAGTTTGTACAAATCCGTTCTTGGCATCACCTTTGATTGGAGTCTTAAAATGTACACTTACACCAGACTTGGCTATCCAAGATCTATCATCGTCCTTTGGAGCATTTGAATCTTTCCAGGCTTTAAGTTTTCCTACAAGAGCATCTTTGTTGACCTTCTCTTTGTCAACTGCAACATCTAAGTCACCACTGGTAGGTTTGATACCTGTGCTACCTAGCATGAAGTTTACATGATCAAGTCCTGTGATCTTCTCCAACCATTTAAGTGTTGGCTCTACGTCAGCTTGGTTAATTCTCTGTGTTGCGTCCTGTCCGTCTGGTGTTTTGAATACGTTACCGCCTTCATTTAGTATCATGGCCCTGATCCTTTTTGTCTTCAATTATCTTGTCAATTCCGCGTTTGAACTTTCTAGGATCGCCACTTCTGATACTGTTAATAAAACGTCTTTCCATTTCTTGTGCAACCTCAGGACTATATGATTCTGTAATACGATTCAACAGATTGATACTGCTTTCTATCAGATTATTACCTGTAGACTGTATTAAGGCATCGTTATTGCTAGTTCTGTTGATAGAACTCAATTCCTGTAATATTGATCTAGTACGTTTTCTCATGGCTTATATTCCCTATAACTGTATTTAGTGTTATCAAAATAAATATTTCGCCGTATTCGGTTGACAAAATTGCTAATACTATTATATACTAGTTGCAAATGCGGGTGTCGTATAGTGGTAATACCTCAGCCTTCCAAGCTGATGCTAGGAGTTCGATTCTCCTCACCCGCTCCATACCCAATTACATTTAAATTATATAAGCAGATAAATATACTTGAATAAGGAGATAGCAAGTATATGGGAAAATTTAATAGTAAAATTATGGCAGAGTTTAATCCACCAAGGAAGTGGGTGCTAGGTAGAGATCTATCCTACACCACATCTGATTTGTCTGTTGAAGATATCAAGTCATTGCAGGCAGTTGGTGTTAAGGTTAAACGTGAAACTAACAAAACAGAAACTATCACGGTACCAAAAGGATTTGTTACAGATTTAGCATCAGTGCCAAGAGCTATGTGGGCCTTTATTGCTCCATTTGATGTAGCCAGAGCGGCAATAGTACACGATTTGCTATACAAAACAATTAGACAGTATCGCTGGAAGATGAAAGATAAAGAAGATAAGGAACTAGTCAAGAAAGCCAAGATAGCATCAGACAAAGTTTTCTTACTTGGTATGCACGATGCAGATCCTAAGATTCCAGGGTGGAAAAGTTATTCATCATGGAAGGCTGTTGACTTGTTTGGAAATGGTTCAATAGTTCCAAACAAAGACAACATCTAATTTACCAACGTAAAATAAAAAACTTATTCTTATCCCAATGTTCCTTGGTAAAGCAACCAAAGGCTTTGTGATTAGGTTGTAGTTCTCTTGCTATTTCTTTTCCCTTATCGCAGTCAGGCACTTGCCCAACTAACACTGGTTGTTCATAATTATATCCCAACCAAACAATTACCATAAATTTAGTCAACATTGGCTTGTATGTGTAAAGGTTTTGCTATTGGTTCAGGTGCTTCTACTTCTGAATGTTGCTCATTGTCTTCAAATGATTCAGCTACCCAATCATGTATTTCAACAAAGATGTTGTATGCCAACCATCCAAATAAAACTAATTCTAAACTATATAATTTCATTATAGTAAACTCCCAGGTAAAGGTTCCTTCCATGTTCCATGTTTCTCATATTGTTTTTTGATGTTTCTCATGTTTGCTCCATGATGATTTTGCATTTCAAAAAACTTCTTGAGCATTTTATTATTAGGATCTAACCTTAGAACTTCACAGGTTAGAACTTCTTGAATATGCCAGTCCATTGCTTGTTTAGTACTTTGCATACCAACTCCTTTCAAAAAAAATGGAGCCTTCCCTAAGGTTGGCTCCTAGTTAAAATTATAATATACTACAATATTATTATAATGTCAACCTATTTTTCTGCACAGGCATATGAATTAATTTCTAATCCAACTGATACCTCTACGATTTGTGGTTTAGTCCATTGCATCGTACGTCTCCTAAATAAAGGTTACGTGCCGGTTGTCTACTGACCGCGGTCCACAGTAGAATTAATTCTACTAATAATATATAGCATATCCGATATGAACGTGCAATGAACAAATGATTATGGCTTTAGCCATTTCTTAGATAGTTCGTACCAATACTGTCCACCTTCACGTAGAAGTTCATTGTCAGTACGTAACCTTTCAAGCCTACGAACTATTACATCGTGTTGGTATTGTGATATAACTTTATTCTTATTTTGATGTTTTTCTAAACGTGCTATTATATCGTCAATGATGGGGCAAGTTATGTCAGGCACCTTAGGTGACTTACGTTTTAATTTTAGCCAGTGTTTTTTCTCTAGTGCCATATAAATTATTTAAATGTAACGACACTAGAGTTCTAAAGGTGTTTAAAAGATTACCAACCGTTTGGAACGATTACGTAATGAATTGCTAAAACTACTCCTACTGATGCTCCTAATCCTACGATCATCTTAAAGAAGTCTCTTCCTATCAAAGGAAAAACAGTTTTAAACTTTTCCTTACCTGTGATAGTTGCCATAGCAAGTTCTCTACCACAAAGTAATCCTACGAATACCCAAGTGGTTGACATTGGCACATCATTAAGTTCTTTAAAGAAGAATAAGATCAACCAATACACAAAGTCAATGATAGTCGCTGACCTAACATATCTTGTATTGTGTTTCTCCAATACAATCTTTTGTATCTTACCTCCGCCTTCTCTAAACATAAAGCCAAGTCCTGCTATGAATACAGTTGATATGATTATCATTAGTTCCCAGGGTATCTGTCTTGGTAGGAACACGGCAATATTTGCCATGTCATGACTTAACCAAGTAAACCAAAGGAAGCCTGTTGTAACCCATTGACCTATACGCCAATAAAGTTTATGTTCTTCCTTGACTGGTTTTGCTTCGTCAAGTATTTTGCTAACAACAATCCAAATACAATATGCCGCCACAGCCGCGACTGCATATCCCATCATAGATTTCATTAACATTTTCTCTAATACAAACGTACTAGCAAATGCACTTAACACTAGGAACGAAGTACTAACTGGTACTCCTATCCTTGTCAACACTAATAGTAGTGCTGGTGCCATTGCATGATACCATTGTATCTCTTGAAAAGGTATCCTGTTCAATCGACCATAACTGATGTCTCCACCATTTGTGGTCCACCCATACCATAGGGTGTATAGCAGAACTGCCGAAGCGGCTCCCCACATGATCTTCCAGTTTACTTTTTCGTTATTTGATGCGATCCAAGTACCAAGAGTCTGTACTGAATCGTTTGCTATAACGGCATAGCCGGCAAATAAAAAGCCAACTGCCATCCATAGAGTGACTGCATCCATTTTTTATCTCCTTTCAGTGTCCGCTTTTACCACGTAACACCAGTAAAGTGAGAGCAGGCTCGATAGCCTTGCCTGCCCGGTATTATAATTAATACACTCTTATTTACAAAATGTCAAGACAAGTTTTGTTACAGTTTGATTACAAAGCATTTATAACAAAACAGCAAGACACCCATGCAAAAAAAATACGTCATTTAAGAGGAGAGTTTTGTGCGTATTTTATAAATACGAATGTCGACGCAAAGACTTCTCAAGTTTTTCCGATGACACACATACACACTGGGATTGACCAGGGAGTTGAGAGCACTCCTTAAATAGCAAATGACGGTAGCAAAGACTACTGACGCCTAGAAAAGACTAGGGGTATTGCTTTCCTTAAGCATCCAAAACATAGGAGAAAATAATGACACACTTTTGGAGTGGTCTTGTGTCTTGGATGAATCGCGGGTCAGGTGCTTACACAGACCGACGCCGTGCTGAGTTTGAGATATGGGCCAAAACTGAATACAAAGATGATTGGCAGTATGCGTATAATCATATGCTGAATCACAATGGTACACCGCCAAAAACACAGTATAATCCACTGAAGAAGGAGGCGGCCTAAATGCAACTTCTTAAAAAGATTTTATCAAAACTTAATACATTCATGTTTAACGATCAACGTAGATGGGAAGAAGATTATCTGTCTCAGTCTGTCGATCATGTTGATCTCGAGCGCCGTATTAAACAACTCGACCGCGGCACGGTCGAGGTTGGGCCTTTTGGTTCAAGAGTCAAAGCGAGTAGATATTAGGAAAGGATCAGAACAATGCTTATTATTAAACGTTTATTAAACTGGTGTGAGATTGTGGGCTATGCGAAAGCATCAGCAGAACTATCACGTCAGGGCTTTCATGCTGAAGCAAAGGCTTTGATGCTGGAGAAGACAAAACTTCAAGGCAGAAAAGAAAGAGCTCTAGTAAGATTAGAAGCCAAAAAAAAATTTAAAGCAGGGTATGATCCTGCCAATCACTACATGAGAGGCAAGTCCGTTGCAACCTGGAGTGGCAAGAAAGGTATGGTAGCTTAAGATGTGGCCATATACTAACGAAGAAAACGATTATCTATCAGGTAGGAAAAAATAATTGAAACTAGGGCGATGGAAACACCGCCCTATTTTTTTGGTTAATTTATTTTGCTTCAATTGGTGCAGGTTGCCCTGTGTACCACCAATAGCCGGCCGCAATAATAATGACTGCTATTGCGATCCATAGTTTTTTGTTTTTAAAAAACTTCTTCATAGGAAATCTCCTTCTGTCAATCCAACTCGTGTAGTTGGTGTAATATTTAAATACCTAATCTGTCCAATTATATTAGCATATATGGTTGTAGGCACCGTTTTTGGCTATGTAAATCATTGATTTTACTAAATAAAAGTGCTATTATATAAAATAGCGTCATAAACACACACAACAGACACACAAAGGAGTAAATTATGACAAACACAAAAGACGGGGCTTTCAAGGCCCAATTCAATAAGAACGGTTACGAAATTAGAACAGACGTATTAGAAATGGCTAAAGGATTCACAGAGTTTGAATTTTCAAACAAGTGGATGGGTTGGGAACAAACAACTAAACGTGATAAAGAAACAGGACAACTGATCTTGGACGTTAAGATGCCAACTGTACCAGGAATAGACGAAGTTCTAAAGAACGCAGAAAGGTTCTACGAGTTCGTAAACGGAACTTCCAAACAAGAAACAAAAGAATAATATGAAATAACACAATGACTAAAACAATGAGTGCATAGCACCCAGTATAACGCAATATACATAGAGAGCGGGAGCCCGGGTATTTTACATAGTGTACGTGACATCATTATGTTTAGCCCGGGCTTTAAAGTCTAATAAGTATCTACAATGAAAGACCTTAGAGAAATTAATTCCAATCTAAACAACAATTATCCAAAATTGTTAGAAGCAGTCAGTTCCAATATACCAGAAAAGAAAAAGATAGCAATAGTTTATAAGTTTATAGAATCATTAGAAGATCTAGCAGAGGCACTAGACAATGACAAGTAAACTTACACAAAAACAACAAGACGAATTGTTTGCAACCTTGCAATCAGCAACAAAGAAAACACAAGACATCAGAGCTGAAAAAACAAAATTAAACAATCCTGCAATAAACCTTTCAAACGATGAACTGTTTAACGATCATGTCAAGTGGCTTGATTGGAAACCGTTACAAAATCATGGCCTATATGATTCTAGTATTACACTTAACAAAGAAGACATGGACTGGCCAATGCAAATCAAAGCATACCTTAACCTATTGAAAGATGTGGATATAGAAAACAAAACCATTGCTGATGTAGGTTGTGGGTGGGGTCGTGGTGTTGATACAATAGCAAAATATCTAAATGCAGATATCACTGGCATAGACAACAACAGATATTATATACAATATGCAAATGCTCATTATCCAAACAATAAGTTTATTTGTAAGGACAAGGTTGAAAATGATTATGACATAGTCATCAGCAACTGTTCTGCTCATTTGCTCATGGAAGGTGACTTCTTTTACAGAAGATATAGGACAGTGATACTTACTGACTTCTTTACTAGAACGTCAATTAATGAATTCAAAGACAGAGTACTAGCCAATGGCTTCTGTAAAATAGTTAACGAAGTTGACTTATCTGAACAAACAATTCAAGCAATGATGTATGACATAGACACAATAGACAAACGTTTCCCACATATTAGTCAACATTCAAGGAACATATTCAAAGACATTGCCATAAGTAGACTGCATCTATTTAGAATGGGTGCAAATAGGCAATATAAATACACTATACAATATGATTAAATGGATAAAGAACTTTATTAAGGATTGCGTCAAAATAGAAAAAGAAGTCCGAGACGCCGGATATATCTATCATTATGCTCCAGGATACAATGAAGTCATAGTTCAAAAGGTGCAAAAAACAGCCAAACCCAAGGTAAATAAAAAATATGATAGACTTAAAGCCGTTCAAACAAAAGATACAGGAACTAAAGGATAACGGAAACTACCGTGTCTTCAATGATATTCTCCGCGAGAGGGGAGACTATCCCAATGCAATTTGGTATGGCAAATATGCTATAAAAAATATCGTCAACTGGTGTTCAAATGATTATCTCGGAATGGGACAGCACAAGGTGGTACTCGATGCCATGCACACCGCTCTTGATCAAACCGGAGCAGGTTCGGGTGGAACTAGAAATATTGCCGGAACAAGTCACTATCATGTAGCACTAGAGCATGAGTTGGCTAAACTGCATAGCAAACAGTCAGCTCTGCTCTTTACATCAGCCTATGTGGCAAACGAATGGACACTAATTGCTCTCAAACGTATCATTCCCGACATTGTTTTTGTAAGTGATTCAAAGAATCATGCTTCACTAATTCAAGGAATTAGAAACAGTGGTGCTGAAAAGAAAATCTTTAAGCACAATGATCTAGAACAGTTAGAACAACTACTGCGAGACGTCAAAGGCACTCCTTGCATAGTCTTTGAGTCCGTGTATAGCATGGATGGATACGTCAGTAAGATTCCTGAGATTGTTGCATTGGCAAAAAAATACAACGCCATAACTTATATCGATGAGGTCCACGCCGTTGGCCTGTATGGTGAAACAGGTGCAGGATATTCTGCAAAGCTGAGATCACAGGACCAAATCGATATTGTTAACGGTACACTTGGTAAAGCCTTTGGAGTTCAGGGTGGATACATAGCAGGGAAGTCAGATGTAATTGACGCAATTCGTTCTGTGTCCTCAGGCTTTATCTTTACAACTTCAATGAGTCCTGTGATTTGTGCAGGTGCTCTAGCCAGTGTAAAGTATCTAAGAGATCACAACGAGCTTAGAGTAAAACATCAAGAAAGAGCAAAAAGGCTTAAGACATTATTAAGAAATAGAGATATTCCTATCTTTGAAAATGAAACACATATTGTTCCAGTCAGGATAGGAGATGCTAAAAAGTGTAAGGCGATCAGTGATGAACTGATCAATGAGTATGGAATTTATTGTCAAGCTATAAATTACCCAACTGTAGACGTAGGAACAGAGCGACTGCGTTTTGCACCAACACCATTTCATTCAAACGCAATGATGCATAGTTTGTGTGACGCTCTTGAGAAAGTAATAAAATATGTTTGATATAAAACGTAACTTATACAGAGGCTTAGGCTTTCTGTGTGTGGGTATCGCCTATATAGGATTCATTACTCCGGGCATACCTTTTTCAATATTTTTAGTGATAGCCGCTTGGGCCTTTGCTAAAAGTTCACCTAAGATGGAGAAGTGGTTGTACAATCACCCATGGTTTGGACCTTTCCTAACCAACTGGGTAAAGAAAAGAGTATTTCCACAAAAGGGCAAATATGCAATGATACTTGTGATGTCCTCAACATTAATCATCACTTGGTTTGCAACTGAAAACATCAAAGCAATACTATGGAGCGGAGGTTTCATGGCACTTGTGGCAATATGGGCTTGGAGATACCCAAGCACGGTGGCAGAACATGACAAAAGAATCAAACTCGGCCAAAAGATAGGCTGGATCAAATAATACAAGGCGTCTCTAAGGCGCCTTAAACCTACATTTCTGGTACAAAAAATTGACGGTGTTAAAAATTTGACGGTGCCAACCTTACAAATTATTTTTCACTGAAAACCAGTACAAAAATTTGACGGTTGATAAATATATGTACAGGGCACAACTTTACCAGGAGTAATGAATTATATGAAATCTTTGAACAAGTGGCTACTTATTTTAGCAACAGCTTCTTGCGTGGCGCTTTTTAGCACAAATGCAAATGCTGAAACCAACACAGTGACAAGCACAGTCACGGGGACAACTACGGTTGACAAAACCCCTCCTACTGCATCAGCACCAAACGTCATGATCAACAATCAAGATGTTTGTTCAACTGGTACTAGTGCCGCAGTACAAACTCAGGTGTTTGGTATTGCAGGTGGAACCACTATCAGAGATAGAAACTGTGAAAGACTTAAATTATCCAGAGCATTATATGGAATGGGTATGAAGGTCGCGGCAGTTTCCCTACTTTGCCAAGATCCAAGAGTATTTGAAGCCATGGAGATGGCAGGAACACCTTGTCCTTACAAAGGCAAGATTGGTATTGAAGCCGCGAAAGCATGGGCTGACAATCCAGAAAAACGTCCTGACTACGATAAATGGTTGAAAGAAAATGATCTTGAAGATACTGAAAAAGAATGGAAGAATAAAGCAACTACTTGGGGCTTCGGTCTTGGTAGCCTTGGTTTGCTTTTATTCCTCTTATAGTCTAGCATACACTCAACAATATAACGTTGGCGACACAGGACCTAACGGTGGTACCGTGCAATCTGTCACGGTGACATCTACTGTTACAGGCACTGAGGTTGCTCTTAATGGTGGCTTCGAAGAAACAACTACAACAACTCAATACACAGAAACAGTAATAGAACAGATTTCAACAACACAAACAGTAACCAATACCACAACAACCTCAGTAGAAACCACAACTACAAATACTTTACCAGCCATAGAAGCTGGTGATTGGTCAGCGGCAGGAACAGCAGGTGGAGTAAATTCTAATTCTTGTAGTTACAGTGGAGGTATAGCGGCCGGTGAAGCCTGTATGGGTAAGATGAAAAACGTCAACAATAATCTTGTTACCACAGACAACTATAATGTAAACACACTAGGAGGTGGACAGGTTACTTCAGAGTATATAGAACTAGGATCTAATCTTACTGAAGCTGAAATACAAGCAGGATTCACACTTAACTTTGGTGTACGTGTACAATCACATGGTTCAAACGCAAATGTACCATATTGTTCTGCAACAAGTGGTGACTGTAAAGATGTATTTAGAGTCACAACCAATTTGTATAAAGCAGATCCAAATGGCGGTAACCTCAGCAGTATATTAATTGGTACCTTCAATAGATATGAAACACTAACGTTTTCTAATTTTAGAAATTACAGTTACACAGAAGACATAGGTTCAAACAACTACACAGAAATATGGGGTAACATGGAACTATGGGGTGTTGATGCAGGATATCATAAGAACGTATATGGTCCTATATTTTCACAACCATTCATGACTTTGACTTATGACGTTCTTACAACTGTAACAGAAACTATAACACAATTAGTTTTAAGCACACAAGAAACAGTTTACAACACATCAGAAGAAACTATTACAAGTATTTTCATAGGAGATACTACAACAGACACATCTATACCAGAAATAGACTTTACAGAAGTAGATTCATTTGAAATAGAAATCATTAACGAAGACACTGGCAACGGTATTGAAATGGAGTTTAGTGTTGAAGTAGATGAAACAACCAACGTTGCAACAGTTGAAATGGAATCAACAAACATGGGCACAGGTGTAGTTACAGTAGAAACTATTGCAGAAATAGATCTTAACATTGACTTTGGAAGTCTTGACACAGGCCCAATGGATGTTAATATGCCAAGTGTTGAATCAATTGAAGCAGACATTGGTTCACAGATTGATACTGCGGTTGCTGATGCTGTTGCAGAAATAGAAATAGACTTGCCTGATATGTCTACAGATACAACACAGATGGCAGATGCAGGGCCAGTGGTAGAGATGGCTCCACCAAGTGATGCAGGTCCTAATTCAGAACCAACTGTTGAAGTTGAAGTAAATACTACTGAGACAAGCAATGAGACGAACACGCAAGAGACAGTTTCCGAAACAGAAAGCACAGAGAGTCCAGAAGCGGTTGAGCCAACAAGCGAGACCGTACAAGAGTCCAGTCAAGATGTGGAACAGCCAGTGGAAGAGAGTGCGAGTGAGCCGGAAGGGTCAGACAGTGGAGACACTGAGTCTGGAGAGGATACCAGTGGGACAGAAACCGAATCCGACTCCAGTGATAGCGGAGATGCAGAGTCAAGTGATGGAGAAAGCAACGACTCTTCTTCCAGGGGAGAAAAGTCTGACGGAAAAAGCGGAAATGATAGCAAAAGCAAAAGCAAGTCAAAACAAAAAGAAAAGTCCAATTCTGAGAAGAAGAAGGAATACGTAGAGAAGAAAGTAGCAGAAGCCAAGCAGAAGATTGCTACAAAAATATTGAGTGCTATGGCAGATACTTACAATGCTATCAATGAAACCACAAAGATTGCACTTATATCAAGTTTAGCTGACACAAAGAACTTCCAAGCATACCTAGACAAGCAAAATGCTTTGCCACAGGATTGGTACACTTCAGAACAAGTGTATCAGGATATGCCACAGTTATTAGACCCAGCTTCAGTGCTATACAACATGGCACAAGACAAAATCATGGACGAAATGATCATGATGCAATATGAATAGATAAATACACAAGGAGTTATTATGGCAGAAATAGAATATAAAGGTATTAAAGTAGGGGGCAGTAAGCTATTGCTTGTGATCCCTTTAATAGGTACAATCATAGGTGGTCTTTGGGGAGGCTTTGAGCTTTTCAATAGATATCAAATGATGGAACAAAAGATCGACAGCTATGTTGCACCAGACCTTAGTGGCTTTGACAAAAAGTTAGCACTTGTACAATCCGAACTTGACATGGTGCTTGAAGAAGTAACCCTTGTTGCTGATGTGGCCAAAGAACTCAAGAACGACTTACGTGGTGATGTAAGACGTATCGAAAAGATCGTTGAAGACGTTGAAACAAGAGTCAAAAATGACAGTAGAGAACTTAACACAGACATCAGCGAAGCTATCAAAGATATCAAACAAGAAATGGCTGACCTTGAAGCGAAGATCGAAAAGCAAATTAAAACTGCTTTAGAAAATCCTTTAAGTAATATGGCAACTACGAAGTAGTATTATTCAACAACCTTTACGTGTTTACTTGGTTTAAATCCGTTAGCAGGATTTAACTCTAAGCCAGTCAATACAATACAAGCAGAGTTTGTTTCAGGAAACAATGCTATGACGCTCCAAGTCTTTGACACTGGATTCATTGCCATAACTCCTGGTTGTTGTAGCACTCTTCCATCTGGTATAGGAACAAAAACAATCATGTTTGCTAATGGTTGCTCTTGATACTTTGTAATGGTTTCCATGACTGCATCCATACTTCCGCAATCTGTTAAAATAGGTAACTTCATAAACGCACTTGGGTTTTGTTCTTGTTCTGGTGCTGGTGTCGGTGTGCTTTCATGCTCTGCCATGGCAGTAACAGAAAGGAATGACAACAGAATTGCTATTAATAATGTTTTAATCATGATGCATACCTCCTAGTATGCTCTTACAAGTATTTAGAAAACGTTTGTTTACTACAAAGGTCTACAGCTTTTAAATACTGTTCGTCTCCGTTGTAATCAAATATCGAATGATTACTTGGCTTGTCTAATACTAACCAAGCACGTTCCTTTATCTCTCGAGCTAGTTGTTGTTCAGTCCAGATACTCATACCAGCAAACATTCTCCAACCTTTTGGTGTGTTGCCTGTGGATAACTTTTCAATCATTAACATATCACTTGTCATTGCAAGTGACTCTCCACTTTGTAAAGTATTTGTACTTTGCCACTCATTGGTGTGTAATAATAGCACAGAGGTCTCACTCACTGGTCCACCTTTGTGAACAAAGGTCTCATCCAGTGCCGGATCAAAAGGAATGTCTTTTAATAATCCTAGGCTACTGCATTTAAATTCAGACGGCTTGTTAAGAATGACACCAATCACAGATCCATCATCACGTTGTTCATAAATGTAAACAACAGCTCTGGTGAACACAGGATTAGCATTCAGTATAGGTCCTGCTACTAACAGTTTGCCTCTAAACGACATTTTAACTCCAGTCTGGTAGTGGTCCGCCATATTTTTTCCCTTTTATTTTCTTTCCGCCTACCGTTACACGCTTCTTGCCAACTTTATGGCTCTTTTTTCCTGATCGTGTTCGTAGACCTTGTGATTTGCATGAAGCAAGGTTAGAGGCACCGAGAGCAGAATCTGGTCTCGATGATCTACATAACTTCTTAGATGCCTGTGCTTCAAGCTCAGCATTCGTGTCTAAATCAACTATTCTCATTGCAATAGTATTTACCTATATTTGTCTGCAGGGTTTTCATAATTGTCTTTTTCATTACATAATCTAAATGTTAGCACTTTTCTCGGTCCTTTCGTTGTATTAACAGAGATGTCACCTGATTTGTCGAAGTATTCTATCTTTGTTATCTTTGCTCGTTCGTGTTTACCTATCAGAATCTCTTGCCCAACCTGTAAGTTGAGGTTAAGTTGTTTAATATGTGCCATTGGAGTCTCCTTTCGGACCATTGAACATGGTCATCGAGATTGTACTAGTATTTATTATAGGCCCCGCTGTAACATTTTCAAATAAATTGGTTTAGTCTATTTGTATCATACCTATAAGGCGATTACATAAGTAATTTTGCATATGAACATTTATACACAATTAAATGAACCAAAAGATCTAGATGCAGGTAGTAAATGGTTACCATGCCTACAAACAACGCCGGTTAAACACAGGCAGGCGTGGCCAGAAGCATTGTTAATTACACACATTGATGCAATTAAACACTATGATTATGATATAGTGCCTTTGCTTAACCAAACTGTGCATTGTATTGGACCAAAGACCTATGACAGACTAAAAGACATGGGCTTTGCCAACGTAAATTTGCATGGCTTGTATGCAGAAGATATTAAGATATCATCAATGCCTATTACACCATGCACTTGGTTACATGGAGATCGTTATAGCAAAGACTTTGCAACCTTCACTGGCGTCACTGCTATCCAAACCTACAAGACGTCACTGCTTGAAGCTTCACTGTCCGAAATAAAAAAAATGGTCACTGACGGTAACCCACCAGAAAAAATTTATGTCTATTCAAACCTTGTATGTGAGGGGTTGCAGGACATAGACTGGCCACAGACTGAATTGGTTCATGTTGAATCTTGCAAATCGGTTGATCCTGATAAGTGGTTGAAAACAAAGAGTTTTTATCCAGGTCAAGAAACTAATTAACCAAAAGGCCCCGCTGTAAGGTCCACCACCAATCCAAAGAAACCTTCCATTTTATGGGCGGTTAAGACCTTCATGAGGCCTTCCACGGTCTGTCGAAAAATATTTTCCAAAAGAGGTTGACTTTTCTATACTCAGGCCTTATATTAAAAAGTATATGAAGAACACAACGACAATTATATGGATTGCCTGTGTAGTTTTTTTGGTAGCAATAACCACCAAAGCAATGGCACACGATTCATTCAACGATAAGGTTAATAATTGGGTTGCTAAAGAGAAAGAAAAGACTATTCAATTCCAGAAAGAGAGTTGGGCTGAAAGTAAAGAACAATTAGGCAGAACTTGGAATTCAATTAAGAATCTTTTTCAAAAAAAGGCTCAATAGATAACAATTAAAAAGGCGGAAGGAGGCCTAGCATGATTAAGAAACTTTCACTTATTATTATATTAGGCCTCGTCACTACGGGTTGCTCGGTGTCTTCACTGACAAAGAATCCGAAATACGAATGGCTCACTGGCGGACAGGCCGCCTATGGTGATAAGCCAGGTGATGTATGTTATACCTGCGGTGAGAATTTTATTTTCATCAAGAACGAACCACTAGGTGCCCAAAGAGAAGCATGGCGAAATGGCTTTTATTGGGGTGGCGATCAAAATCCCAAATATTAAAAAAATAAGGGGGAGTGGTATAATGGTATTACACGGGTCTCCAAAACCTTAGATCGAGGTTCGATTCCTCGCTCCTCTGCCAAAACTTTTTTTCATCTTTTTTCCAAAAGCCAATAAAATCAATGGTTTACAAGGCCAAAAAAAGGTTGACCTTTTGAGCATTAGGCCTTATACTATAAACATAATAAGGAATTAGGCAGAGGGCAAAAAATATGTTAGAACTTATCAAAGAAATCAAATCCAGAAACATTAAAACAAAGGCTTGGATCGCAGAAGATCCTAAGAACCGTTGGGCAGGTTTATACCCAGAGGACGAAGCCCATTGGGTTGAAAGGGGTATCACTACCCTTGCTGATCTCGAAAGAGATGAGTTGGCCACTTATATCTATGAAGGCCACAAGGATGCCTTTGGCACAAAAGGTCGTCACTACGACTTTGACAGCATGACTCTTCAGGAGTTGAAAGATGAGGCCGACTATATTAGTAAGGCCGCGAACGAAACTTATGAGCGAGAAGAAGCTCATAAGAAAGAGTGCCTTAATGAGTTCAAGGCTCTCGTTCAAAAGACGATTGCCAATGGTGCTGGCGATGAGGAAACTGCCTTAAGGTGGTTAAGCCAAGGCGAAAAATTTTATCACATCCAGGACATTGAATCTTGGGTTTGGGATTACGGTATTCTTTTTACCGACTACGGTAGAGAGCTTGTTAAAAAACTCGAAGGCATAGTGACCTTCGAAGAATGGAAGGAGGCTGTATAATGGGGTTAGAAACTCATGCGATAGTTGAAATCAAAGAAAGGTTTCACAAAGAAGGAAATGCCATGCCACATATGAATTGGGAGTATGGTACATTATATATTGATACCAATAGGCAGGAGGACTTGGATACCATCAAAGATGTTATGTTAAATGAAGTCCTAGTACCTGGCTGTGATGTTCAGTTTAATTGCCTAAAGGCTACGAAAACTGAGCCTTGGGACCAATGGGCAATGGATATTATCCATAAAAATAGCGACTTCTTAGAGGTTGACAAATAATTAGGCAGGCATTATATTAGTATTATAGGCAATTAAAAATGGAGGCTAGAAAACAAATGATAGGGCAAAAAACAATTAATAAATTAGATATGATAGATATCCAACAAAAGGCAAAAATGGCAGGAAAGACAGCCATTCATGATTTCCTAAATGATTGGAATGAGAAGACAGGTGGCAATGAATACGGTGAACCAATGTATTGTGGTTTTGCCTGGGTTGATGTTTATGTCACAAGAACAAATTCAAAAGAAGCGAAATTATTAGAGTCAGTGGGCTTTAAGAAATCCTACAGAGCAAAGACAATGACTATGTGGAATCCTGCAGATTACAATGGTCAGTCAATGGATTGTAGAGAAGTAGGTGCTCAGGCCTATGCTGATGTTTTAAGAGCATATGGTTTTAGAGCTTCAATGGGATCGAGGGCAGACTAATGACAAAGACTACAGAAATATATCCAATGAGAGAAGACCTAGGTAAGAATCTTTATAGGAAGAAGACTTACTATACGGTCTGCATAGAACAAGATGTTTTGGCCAAAGACAAGGACGAAGCAGAACAGAAGTTCTTAGACGGTGGTGGCATAAACTACGATAATGTCAACACGGACTTGACGACAGAAAACGAAGGTGTTGAAACTTATATCTGTGATGCCAATTATACTGAATCAGAAGATACTGAATATCTTGGTAAGGTTGTATATGAAGATACCGATTATGCAGAAGAAGACGGTTTCGTAGAGATTGATTATTATGCTGAGGAGCATGAAGAATCACCTATGAAGGATTTCAAAGAAAAAGTTTTAGAGGGAGAAACAATATGATCAGAGAAAAGACACAAAAAGAATTGGTGATTGATCTTACAGGACCAGATGGCAATGCCTTTGCATTGATGGCCTATGCTAAGAAGTTGGCTGTTCAATTAGGTATGAACTATCATGTGATCATAGATGAAATGAAACAGGGCGACTATGAGCACCTAGTGAAGACATTTGATTTTCATTTTGGTGACTATGTCGTATTGGAGAGATAATATGTGGGAAGATGAATTATTTGATGAGATACAGGTAGGCGATAAGGTTTGGTATGAAACACCACAAGGCCAAACTTTCACAGCCAAGGCAGTCATGCAGGGACCACATGGTTGGGTCTGCAATAGAGGACAAGGACAGCCAGTGGTAGTGAACGAAGGTGCCAACTATTTAGGCCACAAGAAGGCAAAGAATAGGAAGCCAGACTATTTGGGAAAGTGGTTGAATGCCTGAATTGATTATAGGAATAGGAGCAATGATGTTGACCATCGGTATTCCTTATTCTTTTGTGATATTGATATTAATGCTATGGAACAAGGAGGAACCAAATGATAGAAGATAGCGATCTTTTTATTAAGGTGGTATTCTATTCTGCCTTATTGGTAGGATGCGGATGGTATCTTGGAAGAGGGAATGGTATCAAACAAGGAGCCGGAAAGGTCATAGATCATCTTTGTGAGAACGGATACCTAAGACACCAAAAGAAGAATGGTGAGATTGAATTAATTAAACTCAACGGAGAAATAGAATGAAGTGGCTTTTAATTTCCGCGGCATTGAATCTTCAGATTACCTATCCTAGCCAGGAAGTCTGTAATCAGGCACTTGAACAAGTGAAAGGACAAGATATGTCCGCCATTTGTATTCCAGCAGGAGAGAATAAGATGGAGACGCAGATGAATTCTGTATTCACTAATTTCTTAGGATTGGTGCAAGAATTACAGAAGATGGAATTGGATAACCAAAATACAAAATAATGGTTGACCTTTAAGAGAACTGGCATTATAATAAAAGTATAATTAGGCATTTATGAAAGGGCAAAAAAATATGAACAATCTAGTCACAAAGGCAAGTGAGTTAATCTACCAAATGGACAACGATCAGTTGAACCAAGTTATCGAAGCAATCAAATTGAAAAGAACACACCTAGCCAAACAGGCTGTGAGATCTTTTAGGATTGGTGACATTGTAGGATTTACTGGCAAGAGGGGCCAACAAGTTTCCGGTAAGGTAAAGAAAATTAATCAGAAATATATTTTAATAGATTGTGGTACCCAAGGTCAATGGAGAGTACCAGGCAATCATCTTACAAAATTAGGTATAGGAGAGGAGGTGTAATATGGATAGAGAAGCATTAGAAAACATCGTCCTCAACGGCATAGCAGGCGTAGACGGAATCTGTGATATGATAAAAGATTGCATCGACTCAGGAGACCTACAAGGTGCGAAAGATTGGATCGATCAATTGAATGAAGAAATTTACGAGGTCTCAAAATAATGGGACCTTTTTCAGAAGAATTACAATATAAAAGAGCAGAAGCAATTGAGCGACTACTCAAGAACAATCCTCAATTGGATGCTATTACCAAGTCCATGTGGGAACAGAAATTGAAGGGTCTTTGCTATGACGAAGATTCTTATAATGCAAGAGTGAGAATGATCTTCTCAGGAGTGAAAAGGTTTACAGATGAAATTACGAGCAGGCGATACGGTATCAATTAAGTATAAGAATTCAATGTGGGAATATCGTGATCGCTATGCCTTTCACATTCCGGAATTCAATTATTACGAAGGTAAAGTCCTATATGAAAAATGGTTTGAAGCAGGTGAAGTTGGCTTGACCACAGACCAACCCCATTTCCCATTTAGGAGACTTCGAATGGAAAGGATTGTGGAGATCAATGGCAAAAAATCCAAATTCTCCGCGAAATCGCTTTCGACATCAAAAGACGGTCCGGAACGAACGATCACTATTAAGGGTTCGACAGGAAGCCTATACCAGGTTCAAATCGGAGGGAGCCGGGGACCATCTTGCTCTTGTAAAGGCTATCAATTTCGTAGGTCTTGCAGACACATCGTCGAAGCAGAAAAAATCGCGGCATAAAAGAACCAGAACAAAAAGAACAAAAAGAGGTTGACATATTGAAGCTCTGGCTTTAATATAAAACTATAATTTGATAATGAGGCACAAAATGAAAAGATTAGAGGCAAATGAATTGGTAGAGCAGATGGCTCGTCAACCTGAAGACAGCAAGAAAGAGTTCGCAAGAATTCTTGCTAAGAAATGGCCACACCTGGCATCAAACATCGTTCAGTATATCGACATTGAGCTGATGGATCAGGAGGCACAAAAAGGCATTTGGTCTGACTTCGCTGAAGAAGGATTGACCAAGGAAATGGAGGCAAAGTAAATATGATTAAGGCTATAATTTTTATGGGCTTAGGTGCTTTGATATTTTATCTTTATCAGAATCCAGGAGAAATGAATTCTGTGATTGATCAAGGTAAGGCATTGATAAATCAAGGTGCAAGTATTATCCAAGAGAATACTCAGTAAGGTTTGAGGAGGGCATATGGATATAATTTTTGACATTGATGGAACATTGATGAACATTTCGCATAGAAAAAAGTTCGTCGAGCAGAGACCAAAAGACTGGGATAAGTTTCGTGAGGCAACGAAAGATGATGTTCCTAACTTGGATGTCTTTGCGATAGCCATAGCATTACAGAAACAAGGGCATAATATTTTAATCGCTTCAGGAAGAAACAAGAGCCAACGAGCAATCACAATGATGCAATTGATGAAAGAGAAATTGGTCTTTAGGGCATTGGAGTTAAGAAGTGACACGGATTATCGACCAGATCATATTGTCAAGGCCGATATGTTAGAAAAATTTAAGGCTGACGGTTGGAAGCCTGAATTGGTATTTGACGACAGAAGTTCAGTCGTGGATATGTGGAGAAGCAAAGGTCTTAGAGCGGTGCAAGTCGCTCCTGGAGACTTTTAGATAGGTAGTGGAGTAGAAACCCTGTTAGACCTAACACCGATGTGAGATATTAAGTTAGGCGAGTTATCGGGGGGCGACTTTCTAGGAGAGGCCCCCCACCCTTAAAGGAGGATTGAATGGGATATACAATTTTACAACCAATAGACACCAAAAGATACACTCCGATGGAGGGTCTTGAGGGTCCTTTTATGCAGACATCCGGAAAGGTATTGTATTACGATCCGGCGGAAGGTAAGTATTATGATAGAGATACTGATATGTATCTTGAACACAATGAATGGGAGAGTCACCAATGATTAAAGCAGAAGATATCAAGCCAGGTAAATCTTATGCCTGTAAGTTTAAGGTTGAAACTATGTTAGACCAATTTGGTCGTCCACCTAATCTATCAGATGTTCCTTTGAAAGGTCCTGGTATGTATGAAAGTTTTGGATTGATCACGATCCGAGATTCAGAAAAGAAATTATTCAAAATTCAAGATCTCAAGAACAATACCGGAAGGAAGACTTCAAATGAATTCATCGTTCCTTGGTCAGATTGTTGGGATATTGATGAGGCAGAATTGGTTGACAAGGAGGTTGACTAAATCACCTTTAGGCTATAAATTATAAAAACAATAAAAAACAGAAAGGCAAATATGTCATTAGGACCAAGTATAACAACCGAGCAAGAAGATAAACAAAATAGATTGAACGAGCTTATGGCAAAGTTCTTAGCCAAGGGCGGAAAGATCGAAAAAATTCCATACGGTATGACAGGCGAAATGTATCGTGACATGAAAAAAGGCAAAAAGAAAAAAGGACGAAAGAAGTGAAAAAGTCAGACACTATTAAATTAATGATCGACAGCCTTGCTGATGATCGACCAAAGCTCTTCATTTTTGAAACTGAGAAAGAAGAAATAGAAATCAATGCTATGGACTTTCGAGATGCAGTTTTAACCTTAGAAGAAAGAGAGGGAATCCACAAGTTCAACGAGGTTCTCTCTATCCAAGAAATATCATCGCCCATTCCGGGCATTGATACCATCCACTAGACAGAAGAGGAGATATCGACCGCGTGGCGGAATAGGTAGACGCAACGGACTTAAAATCCGTTATCGATATCGGTGTGTGGGTTCGAGTCCCTCCGCGGTCACCACCCTTTGAATAATCTGCCCGTAGCTCAGCTGGACAGAGCAATGGCCTTCTAAGCCATGGGTCGAGGGTTCGAATCCTTCCGGGCAGGCCAAAGGTCCTATAGTTTAACGGTAAAACACCCGATTTATATTCGGCATAGTCTCCAGATTAGAGAGCGATCCTGGTTCGAATCCAGGTGGGACCACCAATTTTTTTCCATAAAATATAGACAAATTAGAGGTTGACAAATCGAGTCGTTGGCCTTATTATAATAGTATAAATGAAACAAAAGAAAGAGGGCAAAATGACATTCGTAATTTATAGAACAGATACCACAGAAATAGTAAGTGAGAAAGACTATTCTTATAGTGGTCAAATCCATAAAACAGAAGGCCATGCTAAGGCTTCTTTGACTAGAATCAAGAAGAAGTTCGCAGAAGGTCTTAAAAACAAAAGACCATATGGAACTTTCAAATTTGAAGGTTTAGGCATTCATGAGAATGGCAAGACTGGTAGACAAGCCAGAGGTGAGTTGACTGGTGAAATGGTTGAGATGAAGATCATAGATCAGGAAACTTACAGAAACGAAATTGAAGCCCAAGAAGAAGTCACGAACATGATGACAGGCAAGAAGTTCAAACAGAGTGTGAATACTCCACATTTCATGTCACCAAGTTCAGAGACATATTGGAGTATGTAAATTGGTAGATCAGGGGTTGACAAATGTCGCCCCTGGCTATAAAGTAAAATTATAATATTAATAAGGCAAACAGAAAGAGGCTAAAATGGCAACAAGGGCGAGAGTGGCACTTCAACTTAAAGAAGACAAAATCATAGGATCTTATCAGCATTGGGACGGATACCCAAGCGGACTAGGATACAATCTCATTGACAATTGGTATAGAGCTGACAAGGTAGAAAAGGCTATCATGTTAGGTGATGCATCTAAATGGGGTCAGTTCATAGGTGAAAAAATTGGCTTTGATAACAGAGAAGCAGATTCATATGATTACCAGAATGTTTATTATGGCCGTGATAGAGGTGAGAAAGATTGTAATCATAAAGTTTATACCAGCGAAGAAGCATATTTGAAGAACGGTTTCAACTCTGGAGAAGATTACATTTACCTGGGCAAGATGATTGGCCAGAAGGATTACTTAGGTAGAGAACAAGTGACTTGGTTCTATGCGAAGTATGATATGAAGAAGTTTGAGCCGTTAGAGACGGTAGCAATTATGGATCACATTGATGATCTAAAAAGGCATATGAAAGAGCAGTTGAAGGAGGTGGCATAGTGTCAGAACATTATGAAATTGATTCCTTAAAACACAAGGACGGAAATTTTGATGTGAAGGTTGGATACTTCTATGAAGATCTTCACCCAGCAGATTTATATGATAATTCACCTAACCCAGATAACGATGGCAAGCCATATTATGACACGGATGAAATGGCAAGAAGAATTGATTCGAACATGGATGCTTGGTTTGGCTTCTGGGCGAAATATTATTACAAAGGTCACGAAGTAGGTTATGCTAACCTAGGTGGGCTTTATTATGAGAACGATGATGCAGAAGGCGTTATTGTAAAAGAAGCCAAGACAGGAGATGATTGTTGGTATAAAGATGTTATTGACGAAGCAAAGGATCAAGCGATTAAGGAAGTCGGCGATCTGCATAGGCAGATGGAGTTAGACTTTGGTCCATTGAAGGAGGTTGCATGAAAATCATAATTGGTCTGACTATGATGCTTTTAGGCGTGGGCATGATTTTTTATGATGGCATGAGCAGAGAAGTATGGGATATTGATGTAGGTCTTTGGACCTTCTTCGGAATATCAATTGGCTTCTTTGGTTATATGCTTTGGGATGATAAGTTTTAGAGTTTCGATTCAGGCCAGTTGGAAATGGCTTGATGAGATGGTTTTCGTCCGATGCGGACGGTTTACCCCGATCTTAGATCAAATAAACCATAAAGCGGCGAAGTAGAAGTAGGAGAATGGCATTGAACGAATTGATTCGACCAACAGATGATAGGGGAGATATTGCTAGAGCATTGAATAAATGGGCGACTTCGAAAACTCAAGATCCTACAAATATATTGGTGATCTTTGACATTGACGAATCAAGGCAAAGGTTATAATATAAACTTATAATTAAAAGGAGGGCAATATGCCAAATTGGTGTAATAACAATATAACAATAGAAGGTCCCAAAGAGAAGATCAAAGCAATCTGGGACAAAGTTCAAGCAGACCCTGATAAAGGGTTTTTTCAACATCTTGTTCCGGCTCCAAAAGAACTAGACGGAACCACTTCCCCTACTCCAGAACCAGGTTGGGCTAATTACAAAGGTCCACAGCCAGTGGTAGACGGTTGTGATAATTGGTATGATTGGAGAGTGAAGTATTGGGGTACCAAGTGGGATATCTCAATTGATGATTCAGGCTTAGATTATTATGAAGAGGGTGACAAGAGTTATATCAAAGGTTGGTATGACACGGCTTGGGGACCTGCTTTAGAATGTTTCGATACATTCCTAAGAAAACATAACGACATCTATATCACGAATCTTTATTACGAACCTGGTTGTGATTTCGCAGGCATTTATACTGACGGACATGACGATGGTATTAATCCAAGTGATTATAAAGCAGATGACTTCTTAGAAGCGGATAGAGACACCGTAGTAGGTCAATTGGACGAGTGCTTTAGCATTGGTGAAACAATGGCCGAATATGAAGAAGAACAAGAAACAGAAGCAGAACGAAAGGTAAGAGAACTTGTCGTTGAAAAGAAGGCTCAGAATATGCCGGAAAAGGAGATAGCATGAGTAAGAAGTGGAAAATATGTGTTGACCTAGATTCAGCTCAAGAAGATGCAGAGTTTTTAGAAGAGCAGACTATCGTGGCTGACACTGAAGAAGAAGCATTGAAAAAAGCTCAGGCTCTGATTAAAGAAGAAATGATCAGTGGCCCATACTACAATCTTTCTGAATATGATGGAGAGGACGAAGTCGAAGAGGAATCAGAACCTTTCAGTGAGGAGGAATATGGAGTATAGCAAGGTAGACCATAGGCTAGACGATAGGTCAGCAAGGTTTCATGCAAGAGTCATGAAGGCGGATCTAGCCACTCTTGATTATGTTTATAATTCTCCTAGCGGACACAGAGACATCAATGTGGCAAGAGCCACAAACCATGTGACCTGGGACTACGGCAAGGATATGTGGTGTATGGTTGATCATTTGATGATAAACTTTTACATCAAGGCCAAGACAACGGATACCAGAGAACATCTTGAGGATAAGATCAATAGAGATGTGGTTGAGTTGATCAAAGGTCCTAGGTATTATGATTCAGCCAAGGTATATTGCATGATTGACATGGACTATCCAGAAGATGAATCAATATATGATTTAGTTAAAAAGCCGAAGAAGGATAGAAACCCGTGGTCAGTGGACGGCAAAGAAGGTGAGATCACTTATCATGTGACACTTCATATCCAAGAATGCAATAATTCTGACTTGGCTATATATGAAGACTATACCGGCGGTGGAAATTACTTTGATTTGTCAGGTAATGATTTAGAAAGGAAAGTGGCATGACAGAAGATCTAAAGAAGTTTGAAGACGATTCCATTGTGGGAGAAGATAGCAGAGGCTATGGTTTGACCCACTATGTTTTATCAGAAAGATTGATGCAGGTTGAACACTCGACCATCAAAGAAGAAATGAACAAGGACGGACACTCCGATACCTTGATCTATATGCTGGACGGTGGCTTCAGAGGCTTTCACAAGATGAGCCCGGGTGAGCTATGGTCAGAATGGAAAGATGGTGCAGAAGCCAAGTGGTTTGAAATGTATGATGATGAATCACTTCCATATAGCATTTACGAAGAAGATCCGTTGGAGCAAGAAGCAGAACAAGGCAGACAGGGCTAATGATTGTCGTTGAAATAATCGCAGGCATGATGATAGCCAATCTTATTTTATCTATCGTGATGTAGAATAAATATCTATACAGGAGCGATAGATATGGCATTCAAGTTATCTCAGCATTGGAAGGACAAGATCAGAACACGAGCAATGATCAATCGTGGCATCAGTGATCAGGTCAAAGAGAATTACAGAGTAAAATGGGATCACCCAGATTGGGACAAGGGAGAAAAGGTTGAAGAAAAGACCTTTGCAGATCTCGATGAAGCCAAGAAGTATGGTGCATGGGTGGCTCGTAATTATGATCTCAGAAGAGAGGGCAAGGACGAGAATTCAATTGATGTTAGAACAGGATACAATCCGGTGCCAGAGCCAAGTTCAGTGGTGCCCATAGCAATTGAGACTCCATTCGGACTATTGGAGCTCACGGAGATCGATGTGTTTGGAGAAGATGCAGGTTCATGGAGCCTTGTTGATGCATTGGTCAAGACAGGTGAACGAAACAAGGTAGAAGACGATTTCAGATCAGGATAGAGACAACGAGGCGAAAAAGCCATTTAGAGCCTACGGTCGGAAAGCCAAAATTTCAGACAGGGTAAGCCCTAGAGTGCGAAGCACGGACGGTCGCGATTTTTGTTCCGGAGTCTACGCCTCCTACACCAAAAGTCGCTCCGCTGATCCTAGAACCACCATACAAGCCACCTTCGATGCCTCCGACATTCCTAGGAGTTTCTTTTACTATGACTGACGATAAAGGACCTATGGTCTACTCTGTGGACGACGAAACAAAGGAGATTCTAACAGAGTTCCTTAACCTTATAGAAGGCCTAGCAGACCTACAGATGACGGACGAAGCCACCGATGAACTACGACTCCTTAATCGTGATGTAGGAGCACGGTTCGGCATAGAATTCAGAGACATCGTGCTAGAGAGTGATGAAGATAGTGACGGCAATCCTAGGTTCACGGTTAAGAGTTATAGAGACAAAGTAGAGCTTGCCGATAAACGGCCTTCCTATTTGAAACTTGTTTCTGATAATGATGTGAAAGGTGCGCCTGATGGGGCAAGTAATGATGACGACAGGGTTGACTAGAGTGAACCTACGGTGCGTCTATTGGCTCCTAGTCGCTTAACCACTCCTACCACACGCCAGGAAATTTAGATTTCTGTCTACCATTCCAATAGTAGAGTAAGGCCACTTTCGTAGCCTTACACGGCTATGAACACCTAAATAAGTGCGAGGCCCCGCTGTGGAGTTCTAGAATGATGAAGCAAGATGACATAAGATACCGTTGGTACAAGAGTGATGACGCACGGTTTTGGATTGTGGATGAAGTCTTAGGCCATAATCTAGGCTTCTGTCGCAGTGAGTCAGTGGCTGAACGATTGTGTGAGAAGCTGAACCTACTTGAAATGGAAATCGTTTGGAATTGATGGCAGAGTATGGCAACTATGCCTGTCGTCACCGTTCTCCCATGTTTGAAAAACATTTTTGAAACCTATTGGAACCGTACAGAATTGGTTCAAAACCGTGATCCCATGGTGGCCTCGAGAGCTGGGGTCTGGGATGCCTCGGCCCCTACAAACCACATTTAAACGGTGGGGGTATAGTATAGCATCTGGGCTCTATTGTGTCAACCAAAATTTGGCCGCTCCGCCGGCCCCTATTACTATGTGGTCTTTGACCTCTTCACTGAGTGCTTCACTGTATAATGTTCACTAGGCTAGATCACTGCCGTGCTTCACTACGAGTGTTTCACTGATGCTTATTTCTTCTTTGGATTGGTTGATGTGGATTCGCCCCAGATTCTTCTGAGATTCAAGATGATCTCTTTGGTCTCATCAATGCTTCCCGGTTCTGGATTCTTCAGACCTAAGTCCTTGAAATCTTTGGCTTTTTTGGACCTCTTGAGATCATCCTTAATGGATTTCTTAAAAGGTGGGTTCTTCAGTCTCATAGTGTATATTTTAATCCTAGAAGTCAATAAAGTCAAGAGGTTATGTCGCCAAAATCCTGTTCTTCAGAGTCTCGTTTGGTATCATCACTATATGTTGTGATCTATACCTGGGGCCGACACTAGATGTTGTGGCCTGATGCTGAGGTCAGAGTTCGGCCCACCCTTTGAGTATCGAAGTGTCTGTGCCCTGGTTTGATCTAACCTTACTCTTTTTTTGGTGAGCGGGTCTGGTGTTTGCTCCGGCTTATACTATTATAATATGATCAGAGGTGAGATTTGTCAACCATTATCTGCATTTTGGCCCCATCTTTTTTTGACTATATGTTGTGGTGGGAGGGGTGGTCAGACACAAGAGGAATTTCGCCCATCGGGAGCGTAGTTTATTATAACATATTTTGGTGAGGTTGTCAACCAAAAAAAGATTGAAAAAAAGATAAAAAAATGGTTGACCTTTTGGATAGATGGTGCTATTATCAAAGTATAATAAAAAACAACGCCAAAGGAGGGCTACATGGCAGATCGTAAAATCACACTTAATAAAACATTCACCGTTGACCTAGCTGGTGACAGCATATGGGACAAGGAGAGAACCATCAACCCCAAGAGTGTTGAGGTCACAGGGATCACCCTAAGAGAGTCAGATTATGGTGATGGAGACGTCTACTGGGACGCAACGATCACACATGATGGTCCCTGGGAGATCTACACAGACACAGGGTTCACCAAAGGGATCATGGAATTGCTGGGTCCTGGTTGGGAGGGAGACTTCTCAGAACAGGGAATGCAACAGGATGGTCTAGCCCATTTTGACATCCATTCTCACCCATATGAGATAAAAAATCCGCTAGAATTGGAGGCAAATTAGGGGTTGACAAATCCCTAATTTGGTGATATATTAATAGTATGAAAGAGGGCAAAATGAAAAAAACACTATTCGCAACCGTCCTACTCGCAGGTATGGCAAGTTCAGGGGTGGCCGCAGACAAATTAAAATCATTCGATCACGCCGCGGAGTTGACTTCGCAGGCCAAGACCATATTATTTCAAGAATTAAACACCGCAGACGTTCCCAACACAGACCACCAGCAGATTGTATGCCTTGCTGAGAACATCTACTTTGAAGCCAGAGCAGAGAGCATGGAAGGCAAGGCCGCAGTCGCGAATGTCACAAGGAACAGGGTTGAGGACAAGAGATGGCCTGGTACCTACTGTGAAGTGGTACAACAGGGACCAGTGAGGGAGAGTTGGAAGACCAAACAACACGCCGACCTACCCGATGATCAGAGAGTTTATTATCCTAGGAAACACAGATGCCAGTTCAGTTGGTATTGTGATGGCAAGAAGGACATCATATGGGCCAACAAGGAGAAATCAGGTCTGACCATAGAAGGTAATGCAAGGGCCTGGAGAGAAGCAGTGAGAATCTCCATATATGTGCATGGCCATGGTGGATTCAGGGTCAACGACAACACCAAGGGGGCTGTGTATTATTATGCCCACAATTTGGTATATCCTACATGGGCAGATCAGAAGGATTTAACCGTGATCATTGGAAATCACACTTTTATGAAATAAATGGTTGACAAACCGAATAATTGGATATATTATAATAGTATAATGAAACAACAAACAAGAGAGGGCAAATGAGCAAAACAGGACAATGGGTTTATTCAATGCAAGAGGACGCATGGGAGATGACCAGAGAAGAATTCATCGCAAAGCATGGTCAACACAATGTTGACATCTGGGATGATGAAAAGGCAAAGGCTGATGGCGAGCCCACAGCTGATGAGATCAATGAGATGTACATGGAATGGAGGAATGTATAATGAAACTTAATCCAGTAGGTTCAAACATGAACGAAGTTGAGATCGGAGGCAAGAGCATCCTGTTCTCATACAAGACCCCAGTCGCAGGTTATGATGATCTGGGTGCGTTTAGGTCAGAGGATTACTTCTCGGTGACGACCTCAAAACATATCAACAAGTACCTAGGTGGCAAGGATATTGGCCGAAAGGTACCGCAATCATACATCGAAGGGTTGGTTGCGTAATGCAGAAGATTCTCGCAGTATTGATCATGGTCCCCATGTTGGGGGCCTGTTCGATGACAGGCAAGGATATGATCAAGACAGCGAACTTGATCAAGAATGCTTCTAATCTATCCAAAGCTGGTGTCCAGGAGGAATTGATTGTCAAGACCAAGGACATTTTGGATCCGAATAGAGGCGGAGGCAAATGGTAACATTTTGGAAAAGAAATGGTTGACAGATCCGATCCAATGTGTTATTATATACAAACTAATGAATAGGCAATTTCTAAATTTAAGGAGGCAATATGTCTACAAATAAACTATATACCGTGGCAGGAACTTCAAGTTTCAACGGTAAAACTAAGGTAAGGTTTGCGAACGATTATGTGAGCAGATTCAAAATCCTAACCAAAAATGGTCACGAGAATATCGAGATCATGGAACTTGATTCAGCGATGTCCAAAGGCGATATCTGTAAGTTCCTATCAACGCATGAGAAGTTTCAATCAGAAGCTCAGCAATCAGCGATCGCAGAGTTCGTGGTAAGAAACGTCAAGGTTGATACAGCACCAACACCAGCAATCAATGACATGGTCAAACAAGAGGCCGAGTCAGCTGAAGTTGAGACTGAGACTGAATCAGCATAAACTAGCACAAGAACCAAAGACGATTAAGACCTGGGGTTGAATTATAGCCCCAGGCATCGTTGCCCCACATCTTCCATTATAACATATTTGGACAGCCCTGTCAACCGTTTTCTTTTTACATTAATTTAATTTTTTGGTTGCATTTTGGAAAAAAGTATGCAATAATAAAACATAATAAAAACTTAAACAAAAGAGGGCAAATGCAAATAACAGAAAAACAATTACAACACATGGTGTATTTTTTAACACACAAGGCAAACTATAAAGTTGGTTTGTTTGACGATGACATTGATTTTAATGTTAACACTACAAGCGAATTGATTGACAATGCAAAATACTTGATTGACACTTTTTACAAAAAGGGCTTGACTTTTACAGAGGCGATGGAGTGTGTTACAGATTACAGATATGACGACGATTGCATAAATGAAGGCATACAAGAAATGTGGGACGACTATTGCAAGGAGAACAATATTTTTAAAGACTAGGGGTGTTGCAAAAATGCAACAGGTGTTGTAAAAATGCAACACCTATACCTCTAAAAAAAATGGTTGACATATAGCAAAAGAGGTGCTATATTAAGAGTATAATAAGAAACAGAAAGAGGGCAAAATGTTATCATTAATAGGTTTATTCGCAATCGCGTTCGTCATCGTCAAGTACTTCCCGGACATACTGATGTTCACAGTGAAGGCGGCGATCGTTCTAATCGGGCTTTACTTCCTGCTTGGAGCACTCCTTTGGATCTTTGGGGCTTCGATCGCACTAAACATCAATGGAGCATTGTTAGGAATTTAATGGTTGACAAACATCTATTTTGGATGTATATTAATAATATAAACTAAAAAAGCGAGGGCAAAAATGAGTACAGATTTAAAAAGCAGAAACAGAGGCACAGTAGGATTGACAAGATTCTGGGGTGGCGAGAACAGAGGAGCCTGTGTGCAGGTTACTACCGCTAGGGATTGGAGAAAAGAAGGCGACAGATCTGCCGCAGACAAGTTCTTCAATCATGTGACGTTGAGCAAGAGTGAGGCAGTTGCATTGGCTCAGGACTTGTTGGACTTTGCAGGCGATACCGCTGAACAGGAGTTCGACGATGCAGTATTGGAGGTACAGGGCAAATGAAGACAGCAATCACGTTCATAGGCTATCTTTTGGTAGCATTGGGTATCATGGCAATGGCCGGATCAGCAGGAGACTGTGATGGCAAGTGTGTGGAGAATGCCAACACCATGTTGGAGATGTTGACATTCGCAGGGCTTGGATTGGCCATGTTCCTATTTGGTTTCATGTTAATTTTACAGAAAAACTAAATTAGGGGTTGACAGTTACAGTAAAAGATCATATACTGTATACATAATAAGAAATTAGGCAATAACAACATTTTAAAAGAGAGGGCTAAATGACACAACAAATCAAAATCAAATCCGGTAGTTACAAGATCAGAGGCAAGGACGTTGAACTTGCTGGCATGGTATTTCCAATGGTGGAGCCATTCAAGGTTGGAGCCGCTGGTGGTTACGTAACTGTTGACGGCAAGGCGATTGCTGGATTCCCAGATCGTAACATCAAGATCAAGATTGACTCAGCAGATGACTATGAGTTAACAAGAGCAAAAACTACTGTTAGAGAAGAGACAGATGAAGAGACCATCGACCGTCTCAGAGAAAGATTCCAAATCCTAGAAGACATGACTCGTGCTTGTAAGAAGGGCGACGTCAGGGCAATGATAGTTACAGGCCCTCCAGGAGTTGGCAAGTCGTTTGGTGTCGAGAAGGTTCTTGGCAAGCATGAGCTGATCGCTGAGCTAGGTGACAGACCTGCGAAGTACCAAGTTGTGAAGGGTGCTATGTCGGCGATTGGTTTATACTGTAAACTGTACAACTATGCCGACAAGGATAACGTACTAGTTTTTGATGACTGTGATAGCATTCTTCAAGAAGACCTTTCACTAAACATATTGAAGGCCGCTCTTGACTCTAAGAAGACAAGACGTATCCATTGGAACACTGATTCATTCAAGCTAAGGAATGAGGGTGTGCCGGACAGTTTCGAGTTCAAGGGTAGTGCGATATTCATTACCAACATCAAGTTTGACAACGTTAAGTCAAAGAAGATGAGAGATCATCTAGAAGCAATTGAGTCCAGATGTCACTACATCGATCTCACTATTGATACTGAGAGGGAGAAGATGCTACGTATCAAGCAGATAGTGAGCGATGGTATGTTGAAGGACTATCAGTTCTCAGAAGAAACAACTGAGAGAGTGATGGACTTCGTGGACATCAACAAGAAGAACTTACGTGAACTGAGTTTACGTACAGTACTTAAAATCGCGGACTTGGCCAAAGCATTTCCAAGCAACTGGGAAGCTATGGCAGAGAACACAGTACTACGTAGAGCCTAGCCCTCACTAACTTGCTCCGAGTACTGTTAGCCCCTGGTAGAGTTGTGCCCTCGACTTTATCAGGGGCACTTTTTTGGTTGACATATCTGGATTTAGACCATATACTCAATATATAATTAGAAAACAAAGAGAGGGCTAAATGAACTACAAACTTTACCAAATACACTTAACAGACGCAGAAGTAGACCAGGTCAATGCAGAAGGCCACAATAGTGTGCCCAAGCAAAAGCTGAAGCTGGATATGAACTTTAACGAGTCACCAGAAGCCATTGCCAAAGAAGGTATGGACAAGGGTTACTTCACACACGTTTCAAACATATACACAGAGCAGGGCCTAGAGGGTGTGTTCGAAGTAGGGAACATAGGCCCTGAAGCTAACATAGAGAGGTTGGCTCCTATGTACTCTGTGAGTGTAGGGGACGTTGTAGAGACTCCAGAGGGTGTGCGTCACGTTGTAGCGAGTATGGGATTCAAGCAACTCGCATAGAATCAAACGATAAACGAAAAGGTCCCGGCTTGATGTCGGGATTTTTTTTGACCGAATGGTCGAGGGGCACGGGGCGTTATAACACAAACTCAACAAGCTACTAGCAAGTGAGCAGGGGTAAAATCACCACCCAGAAATGAAAAGTACTTCACCTTAATTTTTTGTAATCTAATTTTTTTGGATTAAAGACCCTTTTCGTGTACTGCCCAAACTATCAATAGCAATAGTATCAACAGTACTGCATAGGGTAACCACACGTAGTACTTGTATGCTAGTGTGTATACGAATGCCATTATGTTGTGTATGTTGTCCATTTGTAATATTTAAACTTGACTATTACCCAGTTTTATAGTACTATAAGTATTAATATGCAACACACACGTTTAATATTAATTGTCTTGTGTTTGACCTCTTTGATGGGTTGTTCACAGGCTACACTATTAAGCTCTATAGGAGTTGGCATGGGTGTGGCTCAAAAAAGCACTTGGTCAACTGTGTATTCGGGTGTGGATTTGGGCGTGAGTGCAACCACAGACAAATCAATACGTGAACACGTACTAGGCGAAAGCACCACTGACACAGAAGGATCACACCTTACCACCACACATAATAACCGCATAGAATGGGTCACCCCCAAGTAAATTCAAGATCAAAATTTTTTGCACACATATTTTTTTGAGTTATATACCCATTTCGGATTATAGACCCACACATAAATACAGTTGTTACACATATTCATTATTACAGGAGACGGCGCATGGAAGAACCTAAATTCAACAACAAGATAGAAGATCTTGAAGATCAACTGTGGGATATCAAACAAAGGCTTGAATACGTGGAGTCAGTGTTGGAGATTGAACCAGAAGATGAAGATGATGACTATGATCCCACACTACACCCAAGCATGGAAGATGATCACTCAGGTGATGACGACTATTTTGATCAGGATGATCCACTCAAGCACACACATGATGATGGCACTGAGCATTCACATGAAGGTGGTGATCAACCACATGATCATGATGATGACGATGTCAAACCAGAAGACTTGGATCACTCCAATGCG